CCAGAAAAACTCGACGAACCAACTCCAGAAAAACTCGACGAACTAACTCCAGAAGGTAGAATATATCAACAATAATATATAATGAGTATTACTGTTTATAATCAAACACAAATAGATAAAATTAAAAATCCACATATGGTGGAACAATTGACAATTCGCAATATGTCATCTTTTAATTTAGATGCATTTACATCATTAAAAATATTAATATGCGGTTCCTGTAATATTACCGAAATGCCTTCTCTTCCTGATACATTACAAGAATTATATTGTCAGAAGAATGAACTGACTTCTCTAAACAATCTTCCTCCCAAGTTACAAGAATTATGGTGTGAAAATAATGAACTGACTTCTCTAAACAATTTTCCTTCCAATTTACGAAAATTAATTTGTTATGATAATCAGCTTACTTCTCTAAACAATCTTCCTTCCCAGTTACGAGAATTACATTGTGACCGTAATCAGCTTACTTCTATTGATACTCTTCCAGATACATTAACTGCGTTAAGTTGCTCGTATAATGAACTGACTGATTTACCTCATCTTCCCGATTCATTAACTATTATTTATTGCGTACATAATCCAATTGACGATAATGTATTTGCTAACCGTGGATTTCATATTAACGCTACTACAAAAGAACGTTATAATGAATTTTATGATGAGACACATAAGCCTCTATTTCATGGAGGTAAAAAAAGACGAACCAAAGCCAGAAAAACTCGACGAACCAACTCCAGAAAAACTCGACGAACCAACTCCAGAAGGTAGAATATATCAACAATAATATATAATGAATTTTGTTGATAATCAAACACAAATAGATAAAATTAAAAATCCACATATGGTGGAACAATTGACAATTCGCAATATGGCATCTTTTAATTTAGATGCATTTACATCATTAAAAATATTAATATGCGATTCCTGTAATATTACCGAAATGCCTTCTCTTCCTGATACATTACAAAAATTGCATTGTAACAATAATCAACTGACTTCTCTAAACAATCTTCCTGATACATTACAAGAATTAGATTGTTTCAACAATAAGCTTACTTCTCTGGACAATCTTCATTCTACATTACGAACATTAGGTTGTGACAATAATAAACTGATTTCTCTGGACAATCTTCCTTCTACATTGCTGGCATTACATTGTGAAACTAATCAACTCACTTCTCTAAACAATCTTCCTTCCCAGTTACGACAATTATATTGTTATGATAATAAACTTACTTCTCTAAACAATATTCCTTCCACTTTACAAATATTAGATTGTCGCGATAATCAACTTACGTCTCTTGAAAATCTTCCTTCTACTTTACAAAATTTATTTTGTGAAATGAATCAGCTTACTTCTATCGAAATTCCTCCCAATTTACAATACTTATATTGTCAGAATAATGAACTAACCGATTTACCTCGTCTTCCCGATTCATTAACTATTATTTATTGCGGACATAATCCAATTGACGATAATGTATTTGCTAACCGTGGATTTCATATTAACGCTACTACAAAAGAACGTTATAATGAATTTTATGATGAGACACATAAGCCTCTATTGCATGGAGGTAAAAAAAGACGAATCAAAGCCAGAAAAACCAACGCCAGAAAAACTCGACGAACCAACACTCGACGAACCAAACCCCGAAAAACAAAACGTAGAACTATGGGTTAGGCGCAGTAGGTGGGGGTGTTTGTGCCGGAAATACCTTTTCTTTTAATTTTCCCATAAATAACGCAATAAACGAGTTTATTTCGGTTCTTACTGTTTCTGGAAATCCGTAATAAGCGGTTTTAAATGCCGAAACCGGAATCATTAATATAGGAATGTATCCGACAAATTTAAAAAAAAGAGCATTTGTTTTTACGTGGTCCGTCAGGTCCAATTCTTTCAGTTCTGTCGCCGATTCGCCCTGAATTTTTAGGGCAACTTCATCCATTTTTGCATTTATTTTTTCTTTAAATGCATTTATATCAAACAAATTCCCGCCTTTATATTTCGGACGATGTTTTCGACGTGTTTGACGTGTTCTATTACGTCTATAAGATATTCTTTTTTTGTGGGTAAACCCGTTTGCCATGTTACGACGAACCCGCATTTCACGTTTTTTTGTCATATCTATAGAAGTTACATATAAAAAAATATGCGCATTGTATAATTGGAATATGTCCGATGAAGAAGAAACAATGTCCAATAAAGAAAAAGAAACACCACCAACAAATATTGATATTGAATTAGGAGATATTATCGAACTCGTCTCTACAAATCCCGAAATAAACGAAACTCTTTTTTACGTGGACTACATCGACCCATATGAAATCCAGCTTCTTATGACACATTCCGACAATAGATACAAACTTTCAGTTGAAAAGGGTATGATTACGGACCCAACACTTCGAGAGATTCATTTAGTCAATCGTTCCGAGGAAAAAGGATATGCTCGACAAAACGGATTGAATATTGACCAATGGATAGAAATGCATTTTTTACATCAAGCCGGCTCTATTACTGGTAAAATTACGAATGTTGAACAAGACATGATTGAATTTCTTCCTCTAAACTACACCGAACCCTACTATATTAATTTTGCGTATCAGGGTATTCCTAAAAATTTACCGATTCAACAAATTGTATTAATTGAACCTCCCGCCATTCAAGGAACGCTTACCGCCGACTCTCGTATGGAAATCAATTCCGAAGTTGCAACAATCGATTATTTAGATGATGGACAAGCCGTTATACGCACCACCGAACATATGCGAATTGAGCCGAATCCACATGACGAACTGCAACAATTATTTTTAACGGATATTGATTTATTGCAAGGAGAAGATTTTGTGCTTTATGCCGAAATACCTCATGAAGAAAAACGGTATAGTTTGGAAGCGCAAACCACGGATCTAATGGACAGTTTATTGACAAAAATTCCCATTTATCAGCGCACGCCAACGGTTCTTTTAGAAATATACAATCGCATTGAGAGATTTAAACAATTGCGACATGACTTTTTTGATTTCGATATGGCTGGATTTGTAAAAGGAATTCATAAAAACACGAGTAAAAAACCTCTCTTAACCGATGCCGGAAACATAAAACACAATGTATCTTGGATAATTCCCGTAGCATCTCTTTCACGAAAATTATATTTAGATGCGGACGAAAAAGACGAAGAAGAAGAGGAAGAAGCGGGAGAAGGCGCCAGACCGACTATTTTAACCTTGGGTAATGAGCTTGAAACGCAAATTAAATTGGAAACCATAAAACCTACCTATGGTGAAAATCAAGTGTATTATGATGTGTATAACAAAGAAACCTCCTATTTTCAGAGACCTTTTATCAGTGGAAACAAAGACGATTCTACGACAGTTGTTCCTATCGGTCAGGAAATATTTATTACCGATAATTCGAATAAAACATGTCCTGTAATTCGGCGCGAACGGCTCTCTTCATCGAACCAAGTTGTTCAGCGTATTACAGAAATAGATGATTATGTAACAAATATCAACTCTATTATTACATTGCCAAGACCGGTGATGGAATACAGTCGAAGAGATTTGTTTTCAACAAATATTTTGACGAAAGCCGGATTGGGATTGATTCCTTTTTATTTATTTTTAATAAATACCAAAATAAAACAAATAGCACCTCTACGACAACAAACACAACAACAACAACAACAACAACAACAAACACAACAACAACAACAACAAAAACGACCTCCCAAAATAACACTTGATATGCGTAAAGAAGAACAGAAAAAATATGTGGAAAAAAATGCATTCCAAATATATCAATACACAAACACAACAAACACAAATGAAGATGATAGCCAATTGTGGGAACAAGTTATTCCGAGTAATGATGTGGCAGTAGCGTTTGTTGAAAACCAATTGACGAATTCGTATTCTGTATTTGATATGGTTCGTTTATTGGAACCCTTTGGCATTGGACACGACGACATTCGATTTCCACAATATGCACAAATAAAACAGATTTTATATGAAAAGAACAAGACTTTCCAAACCACCTTTCGCACCCAATTACGCAATTTTCAACAATTTCAACAAAAATTACAAACGGCGAATCGTTCCACCAAAAAATCCAATGCCATTGTCCAGTTGGTCGCCACAGATGATAAAGAATTTGCCGAACGTCTTTCCGCCATGTGGTCGATATATACAAATGACCCAACTATGATAACATCCTCCTCAGAAACATTGGTGAATATTTTGTCGGTGGATATGGGGATTTTATACACGACCTTTCTCTCTTTTATGATGTTATATCTGATTACACCGGACAAACTTATTGACCGACTGTCAAAACCCGTATTAGAAAATATATCCCTATTAGAAAAAATGACCGCAAATGACCCGTGTCGTCGCCGGTTTATGACAAAAAAATACACGAGCGAAGATATGTTAAAAAAAGACAACGGCAAAGATATTAATTATGATAAAATATATGATGACACACCGTATGATATTATTAAAAAATACGAGAAAAAGCGAAAACAATATTTGGAAGAAGATTTTCGGGAATTTTTACGACAAACATTGGTGGATGTGCATGATTGTCCTGAAGAAATGTCCGGAGAACTGGCTGATACGTTGATTCGCGGAACAAAACGTGTTCAAAATGGAGAATATGCCGTGTTGGAACTTACTCCCAAATTATTTTCGTCCATTAACCCCAACAGTTTATCGCCGGAAGAATTGAAACAAGTAGAACGAGAGAGTAAAAACAAACGTAAATATTTGTATTATATCCGTAAAGATGATATATGGACGAGAGATGAAACGATGCCGGATGAAAAACCGGAAAATCAGACCGCCTTCTGTAATTCGGACACACAATGTGTTAAAGAACCGTCGTTACATACCTGTGAAAAAGATTCCTTGGATGTTATTGATAAAAAATTAGAGATTATTGATTTACAAGAAACCGCTCGTAAACAATATCATATTTCGGTTGAATCTAAAAAACAACAACTTCTTGAACGCGCGATTGCATGGATAGTGAGTTTACGTAGAAAACAGAGAATTATGCGTCTTCAATATCGTCGAAATGATGTGATTGCATTTGGCATTGGAAAACAGGTGTTACCGACTCCCGAAATAAGAGAATCGCCCTATCTTGAATTGCGGACAATGATTTTATCGGACAGTGATTTTGTCGAGAAACAAAGAAATATTGTTCGATTTTATGTGAAATTTTGTCGTCCGGCAGCGCAAGGACAAGGACAAGAAAAAGAATCGCCTCATTGGGGATATTGTATTGAAACGGACACACCATTATTTCCCGTGTCTCTCTATCGTTTGGCGGTTGGATTTCAAAATGGCGAATTTAATATGGTATTAGACCAGCTTATTGCTGAAGTGGGGAGTCCAAGTGATGACAATGAATCGATTGTCGATAAATATACAGGATATGTATTATGTCGAACCGATTTTGAAACGGAAGAAGGGTATGACGAGGCGGGATATAAAATTGTGTCACATGCGGTTATGGAAGAACATATTGCCGATATAGCATTAGATGAAATTCGTAAAGAAGATATAGTCAATAAAACAAAAGAAAATCGTCGTACATTGGCTGAAGAAAATTCAACCGCCCAGCAAATATATCGTGTATATGATGTAGTAACAGAACGACTTGCTATTCAAAATGATGATATGGAAGATTTTGTTATATCTCATGCATTACGATTCATAGAACAATCCATGCCCAGTGAAAAACAGTATAAGCGAGACAATGAAAAATTGCTGGAGGCAAAAAAGGTGCCAATGTATAAAAAATATGTGCAATTGACTATTTTGATAAAAACCGCCGGATTGTTATTTTTTCGTATTCAGACCGCGATTCCGTCGATTCTTCCCAAAAAACGTATTGCCAATTGTGTTGCAAGTTTTGCCGGATTTCCACTTATGGGGGGCGAAGAAAACATTTCGGGGTTGTTATTTATGGAATGTATTATGCACGGAATTGAGGGAATCAGTAAAACCGATATTTGGTCGGCTATTATACGACGACCCGGGTCGTTATGGAAACCAATGGTTGTGTTTTTAAAAAGTATATTATTTGAAGAAATTTCCATGGATTCTATTATGGTGCAAATGTATCGTGAAAAAAAAGAATATCTGTTATCTCAACCCGAGTCCGATATACCGGACGAATTACGTGTAACTCGATGGACGCGTTTTCAACCTCCCTTATCCGATTGTTTTATCTCCTCTACATTAAAACCACTTACCGAAGAACATGGGACGGAACTTTTACGGGAATTAAAACAGGGAGACCCACATCAACACGATTCCATTCATGCATTCATCAGTAAAATCATGTATTTCACCTATGGTATATGTGAAAAAGTGCAAGCCGTTGTGCAACACAAAGAAAAAGTTCTTTCGGCGGTTTATTTGGAAAATGCATGTTGCAATGAATTGGATATGGCGACCTCTCCCATTGAATACTTTATACAAGAAGAACCCGCTATTAAATTATATATTGCATCGGCGAAAAAATACGAGGAATTGTTACAAAGTGCTATTTCGAAAATTTCCATGCTTTATTATTCAACCCTGCCAAATATTTCCATGGCAGTTTCTCCCGAGAAATATTCCAAAGAAATCGTATATAGTGCGTTTATACATTACTGTCATTTTGATACGTCGTATCCGTGCCCCTTGGATTTATCCACCGTATGCTCGGTTCGACCACATGATTATGATATAAATCAATCGTTGTCGGCGAAAATAGAATTTCTTGAAAAACGCGGTATTCATTTCGATTTGAGTCAGTGCACCGAACTCATGCGTTTGATATATCGACGAAAAATGATAAAAGTAGATGAAACGCAAATAGTCCCTCCTCCCCAAATAAAATCATTCCAGAATTTCTTGGAACAAATTCGTAGTAACAAACGCACGCTCCCGCCATTCGAGAACCGTTTTTTAGATATTCTGCAAAAAACTCTTATGAAATACAACGATGATGTTCATCAATACGTTCCCACAAATCAAGTCGAGCACGCATACAATGAAGATGTGATAGAACTAAACGAATATTTATTGGAAGTTACACAGACACAGACACAAACACAAGATTCCATGTATGAAACGGTCCATCGTTTTATTACCGAATATGGCGCAAAAAGTCAAAAGGATCGGGATTCCATATTCACATTTTTACAAAATCCGTTAAATCAAATTACATTTGAGTCGGATATGCAACGCATACGAAATGCTATTTTTACAATGGTTCATGTTTCTCCCGAAATGATTTTACGTCGTCGACCCATATCCGATATTTCTATTGCAAATCATTGGGGATTTAGTGCCGACCATATTGCCGAATTACAAACATTTTTTCAAGATTCATACGGAGAATTAAATGCGTTCATGACGGCAAATGTTACAGGCATGGACTTGTTTCACGTGTTTTTAGAAAAAATAAAAGTTCAATGTTCGAATTATGCATTGTTTATTCGTCATATTCCCACCTATCGTACATTGGAAGCATTTGGCAAAACATTTTATTCGGTGTTGAGTGAACGCACTCTCCAATTATTAATGAAATACATATTATATTCAACGCTGTATCAGATGATTCAAATATTGTATAACGACCAAACATTCTTAAAAGAATTGAACCAAGGAGAGGAAGGAGAAGAGGAAGAGGAAGATGACGGAGATACCGATGAATTAATCCGTATTGATGTATATCCGGATTTAAGTGATAATGTAAAAAATACATTACGAAAACAAGTTGCCTTATGGATGGAAACGCTCCTGCTTTCAGAATATACAAATCAACAGACCATACATTATACATACGACGACATAAAAAGGGAAACATTTAAAACAGTTGAAAAAGAAAAGGACGATAAAATAATGAAATTAAGTCGTATGTCAAAGCAAGAACGTTCATTAGAACAATTACGGTCACATTTAAAGTTGGGAGATGCGTTTGTAAAAACAGGAGATGTGCGATTTTACAATAAGGCGAATCGTAATCGATTTGTGGGAGATGTTATTGAAGAAACGGCGGATGATGATGGAGAACAAATTGGGGATGAAGATGAGGGAGAAGAGGGAGGTGAAGGGGAAGGGGAAGAAGACGAAGAAGAAGGAAATGAACAAATAGATGTTGAATATATGTTGGAGGAAGTGGATGATGGGTTTGGAGAGAGCGATGATATAAATGACTCTGGCGTGTATGTTCCGGATGAAAATTAATTTTCGAGGGAATATTTTATTTTTTTGTTTGGTAAAAAAATAAATAATATATGTATCAATTTTCTTCTGTCGTTTCATTTAATTTTACATGTTCATAGATTTTATTTAAGTAGCGGACAACATTCTTTTTCCAAATTTTCAATGTATTTTATTTCATTGTATTGTTCAATTGTTTGTATAGAAAGTTCAAATCCATACACTTCTTTACATGTTGTATAAAATGGATTGTTTCTACAATCAAATTCTTTTAAAGTAAGAGGTAAAATATCGAGAGAAGTTAGTTTATTATTTGAACAATTTAATCTTTGTAAATTGGGAGGAAGATTGTCGAGCCTTGTAAGTTGATTGTTTGAACAAACTAATGTTTGTAAAGTGGAAGGAAGATTGTCGAGATAAGTCAGTTGATTGAATGCACAATATAAATATTGTAAAGTGGAAGGAAGATTGTCGAGATAAGTCAGTTGATTGAATACACAATATAAATATTGTAAAGTTGAAGGAAGATTGTCGAGATAAGTCAGTTTATTCCCTCCACAATTTAATATTTGTAAATTGGAAGGAAGATTGTCGAGAGAAGTCAGTTGATTGCGTTGACACCCGAATCTTTGTAAATTGGGAGGAAGATTGTTTAGAGAAGTGATTTGATTATTATAACAATCTACTAGTTGTAAAGTAGAAGGAAGATTTTCGAGAGAAGTCAGTTGATTCTTTTGACAATTTAATTTTTGTAAATTGGGAGGAAGATTGTTTAGAAAAGTCAGTTGATTATTGTCACATTCTAATATTCGTAAATTTGGAGGAAGATTGTTTAGAGAAGTGATTTGATTATTGTGACAATATAATTCTCGTAGATTGGTAGGAAGATTGTTTAGAGAAGTCAGTCGATTATGAGAACAATGTAATGTTTGTAAATTTGCGTATAAAGATAAATCCGGTAAAACAGTCAAGTTTTGTCTCGATAATTTTAATGATGTTACGGTATAATCAGTCATTTTATTTATTTGTTTGATAAAAAAATAAATAATATATGTATCAATTTTCTTCGGTTTTTATAATATCTAACTAATTTTTCCATGTTTTCCGCAATCCAAACATGTAATAAAAATAGTAGCTGGTTCATCTGCGCTTCGTGTTTGCAATTCATAAAATGTGCATCTTGTAGATTTGCATTTTTTACACGTAAATAAATCGGTCGATGCTTCAATATTCAGTCCCATTTTACTTTCGTCCTTTTTCGCCTTTTTTTCCAATAATTCGGACCACTGGCTTGGATTAAATTCTTGATGTGTCATTGTAGCCAAATGTTTGGCGTGTAATTCTCCCGATACAATATGTAATACAAGCTCGCTGTTTTTCACAGACAAATTTCGATAAATAGTTCGTAATCGGTCTATGTAGAGGTGAATAAAATGATGATTGTTCCATGATTTAATAAGTCGGTTGCGTCCAGATTCAATAACGGTATAATTGTATATTCCCTTTTCAATATTAACGGAAATAGATGTTTTAATAAAAGGAGGTGTAATTGCACCTAATTCCATGCAGACGGATATAAGTCGGTTGTGTATTTTTTGGCATATATTTTTGCGAAATTCATCTGGGTCAGATATTGGTATCATGTATATCATAGAAAAGGAGATGTTTTTAATTTCAATTTTATCTTTGTGGCAGAGCCTAATAAACCGTATCTTATCCAGATAAAATTGATTATTTATATATATATATATATATATAAAGTAACAAAGTAACAATAAAAGAAATGCAATCTGACCCACGTATTTTTATTACATGCATTAAACAATGTTTGCAAAAATATAATAAACAGTATTCTTATTCGGTTGGAATGAATTCAGGAAAATATGAATTTATTTTCTTTGATGATAATGTATCTACCGAAGAAGCAGATACATTTATTCAAAATTTGAAGGAATTTATGTCGGAAAAGGAAAAAGAATGTATTATACGATTTGGTAAAAAAATAAGATTACTGTGGTAGTTATTTTTCAAAAGACGATGATTTTAATGTATTTGCAAAATGTTCAACTTCTTGTAAAAAAGGTCGTATTTTTTCAATATTTTCCAATAATGTTGTATGTGTATTCATAAGGTCGCGTGTATTTTCCTGAATTCGGTCTAATGCCTTATCATCCGGATTTGCTTTTACTTGGTCTGTCTCTTTTTTTTGGTTCGATGTTTCATCCATTTCACTGTCATCTGCCACCATAGATTCAGGTATTTGTTTCGCATGAATATTCTTTTTTATGTCATTTGCTTTTTGTGTGGTTGTTTCTTTTTCTTGTGTGGTTGGTGTGGTTGCTTCTTTTTCTTGTGTTGTCATTCCTTCCGTTTCAATATTGGAACATACGCGAAAAAGCGCTGTAATGGTTAGAGAGAGGAACAAAATAATGATAAGATTTTTATTAAACCACGATAAAAGAAAAGCCGTCAATAAAAAAACCGTTGCCGATATAAATTCTTGTTGAACAGCTAAATATAAAAGATGCACAAGTGCAACCAACATTAAAAAATACAATACAACACGATTATGTAAATAAAATCCAGAAGTTAAAAATACACTTGATGCCTTTATTTTCATTATACTATTCGTCTATATATTATCGAGACTTGTTATTCGCCTATAATAATATACCTTTTGCCTGAGTTGCGATAAATTTTTCTAAATAGGATTCTAAAAATACCTCTCTCCGATTCTCGTGTTTCTTACTGAATACATAAGAGTATCCTTTTGTCGCATCCTCGGCGGATATTTTTTTAACACTCCATCCATTTTCCAAAGCATTCATAATAAATATCATTTTTGCATTCATCTCTAAAATGATATTTATAATAAAACGTTATATTTTGCGCATGAACATTTAAGCATTTATAGAGTATAAATATATCAAATATAATATAATATATAATATAATAAATATGGAACAATATTCCTCTGCATTTATTTTACCAAATACAAATAAAATTTTTATCGATTATCCTTGTTTTAAACGCCAAGAATCCGATATAAATATTGTATCTATTGTGCACAATTTAATTTGTCAATCCCTAACTATATATTCATCGTTTGAACTTCATTTAAATTTACATTTATTTACAATATCGTCTTTTCAAAAACATAAAAATTTAATTCAGTCATTCGCAAAAATCGGTCATGAATTTTCAGAAAAAATATCGCATTTATACGTGTATTATACTCCCAATATTATTGATAGTATATTTAAATTTATTTCATTACATACACGAAAAACAAACAAAAAAACCGACATGACTCTTTATAGTAAACACGAATCTGAAAGTGCGATACACCAAATCTTTTATCAAGAGTCGCCCATGCCTCTAACGCCCAGTTGACCCAAATCCACCTTCTCCTCGCTCGGTGGAAGAGAGAGCGGATTCATGAACCAATTCTACCAATATAGGGCATAATGACGGATGACAAATTTGCAACAATCGGTCAAATGGTTGTGTAGAAAATACACTGAAAGAACGAAACGCACCAATTAAAAACCCGCGATATCCAGAATCAATGATTCCCGTGTGATTTGCCAATATAAGAGGCGTTTTAGATATGCTCGACCTCGGAAAAATATAATAGGCACATGTATTTCCATTTGGTTCGACCATTTCTGCCTTAACATGCATATTCATAAATGTAGAATCCGAACTGTTAAATGTCGCAACGGTATCTGATAAAAAAAGGTCGAATCCAGAATTCGGAAATAGAGAACCAAGCACATCCGCATTGTGTTTATCAATATGAGTTTTATATTTTTCCACCAATAAGGGAAACGCAGGGTCGACAAATAATTTAAGAGTTGCAGACATGTTACGATAGAATCCATATATTCTTTATATAGTTTATTTACATAGTCGTCGCATCATTGCTTATGGTCGCATTATTGCTTATTTCGCATTATTGCTTATTTCGCATTATTGCTTATAGTCGCAATTGTATATTTGCATCCATATAATTTCCGCCAACCGATATGATATACGATTGCATATTTTTATCATTGGCATATCGTTTGGTGCAGTATAAGGGTGTCTCTCCGTTGTTGTTTTTCGTATTAATAGTTATTCTTTTTTTATCATCATTGTTTTTTGCATTTTCATTTTCATCCATAATAATGGAATTTACCAACAATTTCACAATTGGTAAATTTCCTTTATATTGACATGCAATATGTAATGGAGTATCACCATATTCAAAATTGTTTGGGTCCGATTCATCCAATCTATTTTTATCGCAAATATTTTTCGTGAGAATTGCGCCAACCTCCAATAAATATTGAATAATTTGTTTTGCGGAAGAGGACGTATTCCAACATGCAAAATAGAGAGCTGTGTTTTTTCGGTTGTTTTTTGCATTTACATAATCTGCGGATTCTTGTTTTATGATAAATTTTATTATTTCATAAGGCGACCCATATTCTGTAGAAATTTTATCGATATGCCAACAAGCAACCATTAAAAATGTACTACCATTTTCATTTTGTTCATCAGGTAGATATATTTGCATTAAGGTTTGCAAATTATTAGTTAAAATAGCGTTTGTTATGTTTGCGTTCATTTTTTAAGTTGAGTTTATTATAAATTAAAAAAATTTCAATTTTTGTTCATTTGATTTTAGTGTATTGACTGAAAGAATACAGAATTTGGAATTTTTCATAAATAACGGATAGCCGATAACGATATTATCCAATAGCCGATAACGATATTATCCAATAGCCGTTATTCGATACACAAAAAACAACAAATAATAATCATTTATAAGGAGACATCAGAAAAAAATGATATAAAGAATACACGTAATTTAACACAACCTCTTAATTATGTCTGATATTATTACTGTTGAAATTACTGTTGAAAATTGGATTCCTACCTCATTTAAAACATTGTCCGTTAAGGCAAATAAAAGTATGGGAAAATCTGTGGGTATTTTATCAACACAAACAAGTGGATTGCTTTTATTATCAACTCCTAGAATGTTTACATGGGGACCATCTATTTATACAAATCCAGAAACAGGTGAAGCCGGAAAACCAAGTATGTCTATTTGTTTTCCAAATGAAGATAATAAAACAAACGAAACGAGTATGTTTTTAAATAAATTAAAGGAATTTGAGGAATGTATTTTAAATAATGCGTTTGAACACCGCGAATTATGGTGGGCGGGTGACCAAAAGATTCCGGGTTCAAAAGAATCGGTAAATGACAGATTAAATCCAATTCTAAAATATCAAAGAAATAAGGAAACAAAACGATTGGATTACACATTGCCTCCATCATTATCGTTATCCGTTCCATGTTATGAAGGTAAGTGGAAGACCCGAATTTTCAATACAGATAAAGAAAAAATCTTTCCTCTCGAATCCATTCCAGATGCAACCCCTATGGATTTTATTCCAAAAGGGTCACTTGTTCAATGTTTAATTAAATGCGGTGGAATTTATTTGAGTGGAAAGGGTTGGGGTGTAAAGTGGGAATTGGTTCAGTGTATGGTAAAACCTCGCGAACAATTTAATTTAAATACTGAGCATTGTTTGATTGCCATTTCGGAAGCAGATAGAGCATCTATTAAAAAACAAAAATTATTAGATGCTGAACAGGAAGACAAGATTGAAATTAACGAAGAAACTGGTTCATGGATTCCCCCTACTCCCACTATTGTAGTTCAACCGCCTCCAGCTCCTATTCAAGAGACAGCTCCTATTCGAGAGACAGCTCCTATTCGAGAGACAGCTCCTATTCAAGAGACAGTTCCTATTCAACCGCCACCAGAAGAACCAGTTAGTGCAGTCCAAGCACCAGAGTCCGTAGATGTTCCAAAGATTAAAAAGGTGATTAAGAAGAAGAGTAATGTATAATAACAAGGCTCGTAATACAAAAATATAAACACATCATATAAATAAATGTAACTATGATGTTTTTTTTACTGCCACAAATGAATTCAGATTTATATTCCTATTTGGAGTATAGTTCAACGGATTCATCCAACAACCAAGCCATTATTTCACAAAGTTTGTATCAGTATTTATTTGAAATTAAGAATCAAATTCATATTCATCAAAATGAATGGGATATGTATAAAAAATATACGAATCCATATGAATATATACACACAATCAATCCCTTGAAAAAACGCCCAATATCAAAATGCAAACCTCTCTCCCGCTCTTATTTTAAAATGATTGAAATATGCACTACGTTTAATACATTGGTTCCAAAAACACATGCTCCTATAAAAACATTTCATTTGGCGGAAGGTCCCGGCGGATTTATTGAAGCAATTGTGCATTTACGTTCAAATCCGGCAGACCAGTATATAGGAATGACGTTGTTGGAAACAGATGACAATGAAGACGGAATTCCCGCATGGAAAAAATCACATCATTTTTTAAAACAAAATAAAAATGTGTTTATTGAAACGGGTTCTGATAAAACCGGCGATTTATTGCAATTGCATAATTTTCGATATTGCGTGAATACCTATGGACCCACCATGGATTTTATTACGGCGGACGGTGGATTTGATTTTTCCTCGGATTTTCAAAATCAAGAATTGCATATCGGTAAATTGTTATTTGCCCAAATTGCCTATGCAATATGTTTACAAAAATCGGGAGGTTCGTTTGTATTAAAATTATTCGACTGTTTTACGCAACTAACGAACGATTTAATTGCATTGTTATCGTCGTTGTATGAACGCGTATATATAACAAAACCAAATACAAGTAGATATGCAAATTCGGAAAAATACATTGTTTGTATGGGATTTCGTTCATCAGGTATGTTTCCGATGATGGACAAATTATTTGTTCAAATGACTTCCTCCAACGTGGATACGTTTCCATTACGTTTTTTGTCGTGTCCTCTAACACATTATTTTTTAACAAAAATGGAAGAATACAATAGTATTTTTGGACAACAACAGATAGACAATATTCACACAACATTAACTTTAATTGAAAATAAAGATGTTCGTTATAAAAAAAAGAAAATAGATGAGTTTATTCAAACACATACTCAAAAATCGATTCATTGGTGCATTAAACATAATATATCCGTTCATTAGATAGAAAGAGGACCCAAGATAATGTATATCTATACACTATATTGTATATAATTATGGCGAATAAGGTGGAAAATTCAAATAATATTTTTTCTTTTTCTTCTATTTCCGAACATCCTTCCATTCCGTCTCCTTCTCCTATCCCTTTTGTTTCTCCTATCCCTTTTGTTTCTCTTCCACATGTTGAATTTATTCAAACCAAACTTATACAATTTCAAACCATTATTCAACGAACGTGTTCAAATACATCGCATAACGCAACCACAGAACAATTAACTGCATTATTTCAACAAATCCTTCTTTTACAAAAACGAATCCATTCAGAAGAAGAAACGGATCAGGAAGTGTGTATGACCGAGTTACAATATATTGTCGATAAATTATCGAAAATACTTGCCAAATATGGAACTTATTATTTAGACGACCTTATAACCGTTATGTTTGGAGAACAAGATATAGATTATACCGATGACCCAATCGTGCGTTCAAAAATAGATTTATTATTTCAGTATTTTCACCCAACACAATATATTAGCATTCCCTATAAAAAAAGTAGAGAGCCCAATTTTATTTGTTCCGAAATAGATGAAACAAAAATGCCCGTATCTGTGAACGGAGTTCAATTTATTTTACATAACGATAAAAAAAAGAAATCCTATCTAATTCAGGGAACTATGGACAATATTCCGTTTGAGTGTATGGATAATTTGTTTTTAACACAACAAAAGAATTATTTTTGTGAATTGCAAAAAATCATTGTGGCGGATATAGATATATCATCGTATGCCGATATGATGACTATTCGCGATTATGTTATATATAAAGATGAACATTTTATAACCAAAATTCAAAATATAATATCGACGATTCAAATATTTATGAAATTGGGCATATCGGAAATCCTTCAAAAAATATCGGACATGTCTTTTTTGGAACAGAGACACACATTTATGTCACTTCTTTTATGTCAAGATTCGGCAATACAATATGTATGTTTTAATTTATACGACCGTCTCGTTACCGAACATGATATCGAGTCTACCTCATTATACAATAGTTTCCCTTATTCAGTAAAACAAATGTTGAAAAATACCGTTGTGAAAAGTGCCGAATTTATAGATTCCTCTCTACAAACATTTGAATCTACCGGCGCAACATTGATTGAACAAGTGTGTTTATTTAAAGCTCCCCCCGTTGCAAAAGAAAAGGCTGTTATGAAATTAAAAGAAATTAATGGAAAGCCGGACGATAATTATAAACAGAAACAGTATTTGGAGGGTTTACTGCGAATTCCGTTTTATCGATTCAGAGAGGAGCCCATTTTACGAAAAGTGAAAGAGGCACAGGTCTGGTTTCATGATATTTTGACATTTCCTTTTTTTATTTCAATGCCAAAAAAATGCGTTGTTACAATTAAAGAAATGGAACTTGAAATTATAGAATTACAAAAATATGTGTTTTTTAATATAGAACCAGTCGTTAAAATTCTTATTCAAGATAAGCCATTGCATGTGTTAAAAACAATTGTTGCTTCTATTAGAGGAGGAAAAGAAGAAAAGAAGGGAATAAGAGGAGAAAAAGAAACAACCACCAAACGAATAAAAGAAAAGAAAAATTTGCGTACACGAGGTGCATACCTAACCGAAATTCAACGATATATTGATTGCCAAGAAGAAAACAAAGACAAAGAAGAAAACAAAGACAAAGAAGAAGAAAACAAAGACAAAGACAAGATTGACACGTGTATTTGTATATATGATATGTTGATAAATATCAACAACAAAACATTAAAACAAATATGGAACGAAATGTTACAATTTAAAACGATATATTCAACTATTTCCGTGAGTAATATTAAAAAAACATTGGACCACTCTATTTACGGACACGAACATGCAAAAAACCAGATAATGAAGGTTGTAAGTCAATGGATAACAGGAGAACATAAGGGATATTGTTTTGGATTTGAAGGGTCGCCGGGAATCGGGAAAACATCATTGGCGAAACATGGACTTGCGCAATGTCTAATAGACGAAAATGGAGAGAAACGTCCCTTTCATTTTTTGGCTCTCGGCGGTTCATCCAACGGGTCTTTATTAGAAGGACACGGATACACCTATTTACACTCTACATGGGGACGCATTGCCGATATATTGATGCAAAGCAAATGTATGAACCCTATTATTTATATTGACGAATTAGATAAGGTCAGTAAAACCGACAATGGAAAAGAAATTATCGGTATTTTAACACATATGATTGACACTACTCAAAATACGGGATTCCAAGACAAATATTTCGCGGGAATTGAATTGGATTTAAGTCATGTTTTATTTATTTTTTCGTATAACAACGCCGACGATATTGACCGTGTTTTATTAGACCGTATTCATCGCATTCGATTTGAAAATTTAACATTGGACGAAAAAATTATTATTGTAAAAAAACATTTGTTGCCCGATATTTTCTTGAAAATGGGGTTTTCAGACACTACCGTTGAATTGAGTGATACCATGATACGATTTTTAATACAAACATACACATGTGAAGCCGGTATTCGGAAATTAAAAGAATTGTTATTTGATTTAATGGGAGAGATTAATTTGGAAATAATACAAGACAACCAGTCATTTACGACTGTTACTATAACAGAGGAAAATGTGCAAGAGAAATATCTGAAAAAATATCATCGACTTCGTGGGAAAAAAATACACGGGTCGAATGAAATTGGTGTTATAAATGGTCTTTATGCAAACGCTCTCGGACAGGGAGGTATTATTCCTATTCAAACCTCTTTTTTCCTCGCGACAAATGCACTTGAATTAAAACTCACGGGTCAAATTGGAAACGTGATGCAAGAATCCATGACGGTGGCGAAAACCGTGGCTTGGAATATGACCTCTCCGATAATTCGAGATACATGGTGTCAATCGTTTAACGCGACAAAATTACAAGGAATTCATATTCACTGTCCTGAAGGGGGAGTTCAAAAGGACGGACCGAGTGGCGGTTGCTGTTTGGTTATGGCGCTATATAGTTTATTAAATGGGAAAAAAATACGTAATGATATTGCTATTACCGGCGAGGTTGATTTATGTGGAAATGTTACGGCAATTGGAGGATTGGAATATAAAATTTTAGGTGGCATTGAATCGGGCATTCGTGTATTTTATTTCCCAGAAGAAAATAGAGAGGATTTTATTACAATTCAAAATAAACACGGCAAAGACAAATTTGGGTCGGTTGAGTTTTATGCGGTATCACATGTAAAAGATTTGCTTGAGAAAGATGCATCATCGATTCCTACCATTTTTTTACAATAAATTATGTAATGTCACGGATGAACTATAACACGCAAATAATAAATATGTTGCCAAATTATTATAATCGGTCCCTCCACTGGTAGATTGTTGTGCTTTATTTATAACATTTAAATAGGTGGTTCGTACATCTGCAACCGTATGACCACATGGAGCATATACTGAAAATGGAGTATAACAAATTTCTCGTAATAAATATTGCAACAACAATCGGGCAGTTCTTCCGTTTCCATTTTTAAACGGATGAATTCGTAAAAATTCACAGAAAAACACAGTTGCTAATTTTATCATTGGTAGTTGCATATTATTATTTTCACTATTTGAAATTATTTTGGCTTTTTGCATATTCCAAAATGTAATAAGTGCGTGTATTTTTTTCGAAATATTGTCAAAATGTATATATGCACCATACAAATAACCAGACGGTTTTACATTTATAGTTCGAAATTCACCACCATTGTCAAACAAATCTTTTGATACACATTTATGTATATTCTGAATAAGTTCTAATGATAATGCTATATTTGGCGTTAAAGATTGTAGATACATAAGTGACTCTAAAATATTATGTATTTTTATGTTCGTTTTATCACTTATATCGTCTATTGTAGGTAGTGAAGGATATGATTCAAGAATATCTATGAGAATATCGGTTTTACCTATACAAATATTATGCTCAAGTTCCATTAATTCTTTTATAAATTGCAAGGTTAATATGTCAAAATTACCTTTATTTTCTTCAAGTTCGAGTGTTGAAAATTGTTTTATTTTAGCGTGTATATTTGTAATATCATGAAGCATTTGATTTACCGGTCGTGTTGGTGTATAAAAATCATTGTATTTATAAAACCAAACAGTATCTAAAAATTGAATTCCGTTATATTTACACAGATACTCTGCTATATCATTGTTATTCATTTTAATATATATAAAGTATATTTTTATTATTAATTATATGAATTATATGAATATTCCACATGAAAAAGAAACAACAATAACAACAACAACAAAAGAAAAAAAACATTCTACCAAACAAGACCGTATTTGCAATTATCAAAAGTTTTTACAAAATAGTTGCGATACTACGGTTACATCAGACCACAAAGAAGCATGTAAAACCATTTATGAATTTGTAAAAAATGAATGTAGTCGAATTACAAATACAAATAAAACAGAGGTAAAATAACTGGATCTATTATAATGGCAAAACTTGATTTACAAAATATCGCATATTTAATGTTTCGATTAATGCCAATTATTCTTCCCAGTTATTTTATATTGTCGTCCATATTCGCACAGGATTTAAAGGCGTTTATTTATTTAGCCGGACTATTATTTGCATCCGTTGTTGCCATTTTTACGAGTAATTGGATACCAACAATTGCGCCAGATATAAAAGGTATTTCGTGTAATTTAATTCGTTTAGGTGAAACCTCTCCGATTTCAAATATTCCTTTAAGTATGGTAGTATACGCATATACATTTTGTTATTTGTTGTATGTTTTAATTGTGCATAAATTAATAAGTCAAAATATACCGACAATGGTTGTATTTCCATTGTTGATTATTGCAGATTTTTACTGGAATATTACAAATACGTGTAGCACATTATGGCAATTATTGGCAGGAGCTCTTGTTGGTGGAGGAATTGGTGTATTATGGGCATATATGATTGATGCTGGAGGAATAGCGAAATTGCAATATTTTAACGGGTTAAGCAATCGCCAGTATTGTACCATGCCAACTTCCCAAACGTATAAATGCGATGTATCCCGAGACTAGATTCCAAGATAAAATTGATATATAAATTCATTAATAAACATTAATAAATGACTGATTATACTGTAACCTATTTGAAATTATCTTATAAACATCTGACCGTTTTACCTGATTTATTTTTATACACAAATCTACAAGAATTACATTGTGACAATAATCAACTTACTTCTTTGGACAATCTTCCTCCCAATCTACAAAGATTATATTGTGAAAATAATCAACTGGCTTCGCTTGACAATCTTCCTCCCAATCTACAAAGATTATATTGTCATGATAATCAACTGGCTTCGCTTGATAATCTTCCTCCCAATCTACAAAGATTAGGTTGTTCAAATAATAAACTAACAATGCTTGACAAACTTTTTTCCAATTTACAAGAATTAAATTGTTCACATAATCAACTAACTTCTCTTGATAATCTTCCTCCCAATCTACAAAGATTATATTGTGAAAATAATCAACTTACTTCTTTGGACAATCTTCCTCCTAATTTACAAACATTACATTGTAAAAATAATCAACTTACTTCTTTGGATAATCTTCCTCCCAATCTACAAAGATTACATTGTTCAAACAATCAACTTACTTCTCTTGACAATCTTCCTCCCACTTTACGAGAATTATATTGTTCAAACAATCAACTTACTTCTCTTGATAATCTTCCTTCCAATTTACGTGCATTAATTTGTGATAATAATAAACTGACTTCTCTCAACAATCTTCCTTCCAATTTATATGCATTAATTTGTCATAATAATAAACTGACTTCTTTTGATATTTTACCTCTTACTTTACAAGAATTCTGTTGTTACGATAATCCAATTGATACAACATGTGAAGAACTATATGGATTTGAACTTTCTGTAGGAACAATTGAACAATACAATGAAATCAAACAAATTGAAAAAGAATGCTGTCCAATGTTAAAATAAAACGCATTAGAAGAAAATTGAAAATCTTTTTTTTATATTTTTTAGCAAACAAACAAACAAACGAATAAAATGACAGATTATACAATTGAATGGTTAAATTTATCAAAACAAAACTTAACTGTTTTACCGGATTTATCTCTATACACAAAATTAAAAACATTATATTGTGAAAAAAATAAACTTACTTCTCTTGACAATCTTCCTCCAAATCTACAAACATTAGTTTGTTCATTTAATCAACTGACTTCTCTTGACAATCTTCCTCCCAATTTACAATACTTACATTGTGAAAATAATGAACTGACTTCTATCGAACATCTTCCTATCACTTTACAAAGATTAATTTGTAGAAATAATCCAATTGATACAACATGTAAAGAAGTGTATGGATTTACACTTTCTAAAAAAAAAATTGAACAAAAAACAATTGAACAATACAATGAAATCAAACGATTGGAAAAAGAATGTTGTCCGCTACTTAAATAAAATCCATGAACATGTAAAATTAAATGAAATGACAGAAGAAAATTGATACATATATTATTTATTTTTTTATCAAACAAACAAATAAAATGACTGATTATACTGTAACACGTTTAAATTTATCATGTAAAAACTTACAAGTTTTACCGGATTTATCTTTATACATAAATTTACAAACATTACATTGTCCAAATAATAAGCTAACTTCTCTCGAAAATCTTCCTCCCACTTTACAAGAATTATATTGCGGAAATAATCAACTGACTTCTCTAAACAATCTCCCTCCCAATTTACAAATATTACATTGTCAATATAATCAACTAACTTCGCTTAATAATCTTCCTCTGAATCTACAAGAATTAAATTGTTCGCATAATCAAATCGTATCTCTTGATTATCTTCCTCTCACTTTACAAGAATTAGAATGTGAAGACAATCCAATTTATACAACATGTAAGGAAATACATGGATTTGAACTTTCCCAAAAAACAATTGAAATATACAATGAAATCAAACGTGTTGTCCATTATTAAAATAAGCAAGCACCCAGCGAATATCGGTTCCTATTCTATTGGCTGAATAAAATTGAAAATCTTTTTTTTATATTTTTAGCAAACAAACAAACGAATAAAATGACAGATTATACCGTAACATCATTAAATTTATCGAATCAAAACTTAACTGTTTTACCGGATTTATCTCTATACACAAAATTAAAAACATTATATTGTCAAAAAAATAAACTAACTTCACTTGACAATCTTCCTTCTACTTTACAATACGTAGATTGTTTCCAAAATCAAATTATTTCTCTAAACAATCTTCCTTCTACTTTAAAAACATTAAATTGTTCCAATAATCAAATCGTATCTCTTGACCACATTCCTTCCAATTTACAAAAATTATATTGTGGAGGTAACCAAATCGCAAGTCTTGGCTTTCGAGGGAGTGATAACGACCGATTAGAGACAGCCTTTGGAACATCTCTTCCTCCCAATTTACAAGAATTAGATTGCGGAGATAATCAACTTACTTCTCTAAACAATCTTCCTTCTACTTTACAATACTTAAATTGTTCCAATAATCAAATCGTATCTCTAAACAATCTTCCCCCCAATTTACAAAAATTATATTGTTCACACAATCAACTAACTTCTCTAGACAATCTTCCTCTCAATTTACAAATATTGTATTGTTACAATAATCAACTTACTTCTCTTGACCACCTTCCTCAAAATCTACAAATATTACATTGTTATACGAATCAACTTTCTCTTGACCACCTTCCTCAAAATATACAAGTATTATATTGTGACAAAAAACAAATAACTTCTCTAAGCAATCTTCCTCTCAGTCTACAATTATATGAGTCTTTTCCCAATCAAACAGAACAATGGTCTTCAAATACTTCTCTTGAAAATCTTCCTCTCAGTATACAAAAATATACACACAAATACATGACGAAAAGAAACGAGTTGTCCTCTACGGTTCAAGATAGAACTAATTTATGAACTTTTATGAACTAATACATCATTCCCATAGATCCACCTCTCTTTGGTTTCGGTTTAAATGGTATGCTTCCTTGTCGTAAGTCGTGTACTTTACTAAATTGTTTATTTTCTTCAAATCCCGTGTTAAATCGGGTTATATTTATAAATCCCGTGGATTCGTCTACATTGTATTCTAAATCGCGAATTGAACGAATTCCTTCAGTTGTTTTTTGCTGATATCTGTCAAACTCCTTTCGATTCACAACTCTCTCCAATCCATCTTTACACTGAAGTATGTTTTTATCCATAATCTTATAAAAATTACTTCTATCAATACGCAATCCAGCGGTGTTTAATACACGCTGACATATGGCATTATCTTCCATCGACCATAAGAAAAAATTGGGGAATCCATTCACTCTCTCAAAATCTCCGCCTTTAATAGAAAAAATACCACCAAGTGCAAAATCATATCCGTAAAAATGTTTTACAACTCCTTGTGTTGTATCATATGGCAAAAAATTTGCCGTAAATGGCATCGTATCAACATCATTAAATACCAATGTAATATTTCGATAATCGTCCGGATATCGGTCTTTCACATATAAAAATCCAATATTTTTCATTCCTCCACGATTAAAGGAACGAGAATCACACTGATGAATATAAAAAATCTTGTAGTCATCGACACTCATATTTTCCAACACTGTTGTGCGCATATGTCGGTCAAAAAACTTTTGTTGTTGCTCTCTATCACGGTATGGCACAATAAAAATAAGTTTTGGAATAGTTGTCATATGTTGTTACGGAAGATTTTCTAAACAACACATTAAACGGATATAAGAGAATCGAAACTAAGAGAATCGAATCTCGAAACTAAGAGAATCGAAACTAAGAGAAGAGAATCAATATAGAATAATAAAATCGTCTATATTATTAAGTATGTCAGAATTAGGAAAAAGACAAGAATCCGGAGAAGAAAAAGAAGAAGATATCCATGAAAATTTATTTTCTGATAAAGAAGAACAGGATCAGTTATTATGGAATATTATTCGCGCGTATACAAGAGACACCCCAAATTATTTAGTGAACCATCATATCGAATCCTACAATGATTTTTTTCGCAACGGCATTTTTCAAATATTTCGAGATAAAAATACATTGGAGTGGAAATCCGTATACGATAAAACTCTTGATATTTATCGTCATCAGTGTATTTTTTATTTCGGAGGAAAAGGCAATGAAAATGAAACTCTTCCGGAACACCCACATATCGCCCAAACGAAAAAAACATATAAACGTGGAGAAAAATTATATTTTGGAAAACCGATGATTCGCGACAATGACCGTTCTCACTACATGTATCCAAATGAAGCCCGATTACGAGATATGACATATGCAATGACGATTCATTACGATATTGATGTAGAATTTATAGATTATTTAGAAGAAAATGAACCTTTGAAACCTCTATTGGAAGAAAATTGGATTGAAATCGACGGAATTATTACGCCAATTGATAAGGAACAAATTATAGGAGGAGGAGGAGAAGAAGGAAGAGACAAAGACAAAGAACAAGAACAAGAACCAACCAGTTATAAATCGCAACAAAATCAACAACAAAAACACCAGCAACAACAACAAAACCAACAACAAAAACGAGAGTTATCTATTGCAGAAAAAGAAGTAATTTTAGGAGGAGCTCCAAAACAACAAGTGCGAAAACCGGCACCTCTACAGCGCCTTCGAAAACAAATTCGCCGTAAAGTAATTCCAAAAATATATCTCGGTAAATTTCCCATCATGGTGCAATCGGATTTATGTATTTTGGGAGGTCTTCCTCGCGAAATGCGTTATTCGTTGGGTGAATGTAAAAATGACCAAGGAGGCTATTTTATTATTCAAGGCAAAGAGAAAACTGTTATTTCACAAGAGAAATTCGCCGATAATATGCTTTACGTGCACGACTATAAAGCATTCGATAGTGAATTTACACATTCTGCTGATATTCGCTCCGTAAGTGAAAATGTGTCTAAACCGATTCGTACGCTTGGAGTGCGTATTGTTCGCCCAACCTCCACCTATACAAACGAAAATATTGTAGTGGATTTGCCAAATGTTACAAAACCCGTTCCGTTATTTATTGTGTTTCGCGCTCTCGGCATTCTTTCTGACAAGGAAATCATACAATATTGTCTGTTAGATATGGATAAATATGCACATATGTTGGACTTTTTTATTCCATCGGTTCATGATTCGCAAGAGGTCTATACCCAACGCAATGCTCTCTATTATATTTCACAACTGTTATTGAAACAGCGAACTATTCCAAAAACCATGGAGATTTTGGTGGATTATTTTTTACCACATATCGGAGAATTAAATTTTCGCGAGAAGGCTCTCTATCTCGGACAAATGGTATTCCGTCTTCTCTCCGTAAAACTCGGTATGGAAGTAGTTACGGATAGAGATAATTTTAAATACAAACGTATTGATACAACCGGAACGCTTATTTCAGAACTGTTTCGAGAATATTATAATATTCAACAAAATACGATTCATAAAAAGTTCGAGGCGCAATACAAAGTATATCACAAAGAAGGATTGGAAACCAATTTATATAAATTGGTGTTTGATAACCAAGAACAAATTTTCAAGGAAAATCGGGTCATGGACAAAGGATTTCAACGAGCATTCAAAGGAAATTGGGGAGCACAGGCACATACGAAACGAATTGGTGTAATTCAAGATTTAAATCGTCTATCGTTTAATTCGGCGATGAGTCATATGCGAAAAACCAATGTTCCAATTGATTCAAGTGCCAAAGTGGTTGGTCCACGATTGTTGCATACATCGCAATGGGGATATATCGACCCCATTGATACACCCGATGGTGCGAGTATCGGTATTCATAAAACATTGGCAATAACGGCACATATTACAAAAGGAGGGTCCCGAGAACCCATTTTACGGTGGTTGCGAGAAAAAGCAGGAATGACGATTTTAACGGATTGTTCGATAGATATGTTGGCAAAAATGACAAAAGTATTTGTAAATGGATTTTGGGCGGGGTCGATTCACAATCCCACGGAAGTTGTCGAACAATTACGAATATATCGCCGTAATGGACTTATGTCGACCTTTATTAGCGCCACATTCGATATTGCGCGAAATACGGTTATTATTTATACGGATGCGGGTCGGCTTTGTCGTCCTATTTTTTATACGGATTTGAAAAACGGCAACGTATCGGTTTCTGCCAAACGAATTCAATCCACTATTTTAAAAGGAAATGTGACATGGACGCAACTTACCACTGGCATACACGAACGTCGTCAGCCATTGTCAGAAACGCGTATTTATAATCACGAAGATGTATTTCCTGCATCGATGAATTTGGAAAAAAATCAGGCGGTAGTGGATTATATAGATACGAGTGAAAGTGAAAATGCAATGATTTCAACAAGTATCGACCATATATCCTCTTTATCTAAACGAGATGCAAGGACCATTACACATATCGAAATTCATGAATCCTTGATGTTCGGTGTCATGTCGAATCTGATTGTGTTTCCAGAAAACAATCCACTTGCCCGTAATTCTTTTTCGTGTGGTCAAAGTCGGCAGGCGGTCTCTCTCTATCATACAAATTACCAGAATCGTATGGATAAAACAGCAGTTATTTTAAATTCGGGGCAGACGCCACTGGTTCAAACGCGTTTTCTGGATATGGTGAATCACCGAGAGAATGTATATGGTCAAAATGCCATTGTTGCCATTATGTGTTATACGGGATATAATGTAGAAGATGCTATTTTAATCAATGAAGGGTCTCTCCATCGCGGTCTTTTTCGAACAACGTATTTTAATACATATCACGCCTTTGAAACAAAAGAAAAAGGTCCAGAAAAAGGAGCGGATTCGGTATTTTCCAATATTTTATCGTTAAATGCAAATGTGGCGGATGGTGGAGGTTCGGTAATTCGAACAAAACCGGGCTACGATTACGGATATTTGGACAAACATGGTATTATTAAAGAGGGGACCGTTATGAATGATAAAATTGTCATGATTGGAATGACTTCATCTACGAGAGCCGACCAATCGGTCACATGTAAAAAGGGACAAGTGGGAGTGGTGGATAAGACATTTATTACGGAAGGAGAAGAAGGAAACCGTATTGCGAAAATACGAATTCGAGAGGAGCGCATTCCCGCCATGGGCGATAAATTCGCATCACGTAATGGGCAAAAAGGAACTATTGGACTTATTATTCCAGAAAAAGATATGCCTTTTACAAAAGATGGACTGCGTCCCGATATGATTATTAATCCCCATGCGATTCCCACGCGTATGACGATTGGTCAATTGATTGAAGCAATTGTTGGAAAGGCTTGCCTAATATATGGTGCGTTTGGGGATTGCACCGCGTTTAATGTAAAAGGTAAAAAGGTTGCCGCCTATGGAGAACATTTATTGAAAATGGGGTATCATTCAAGTGGAAGTGATATTTTATACAATGGTATGACGGGAGAACAATTGGAATCGGAAATATTTATTGGACCAACCTATTATATGCGTTTAAAACACATGGTAAAAGATAAAATTAATTATCGCGCAGCCGGACCCAATACGGCATTAACTCGACAGCCCGTTAGTGGGAGAGCCAATGACGGAGGATTGCGTATTGGAGAGATGGAACGAGATTCATTGATTTCTCACGGAATCAGTAATTTTTTAAATGAGTCCATGATGGATAGAGCGGATAAATATTATATGGCAGTGTGCAATACAACGGGAATGGTGGCAGTATATAATTCGGCAAAAAATCTATTTTTCAGTCCAATGGCGGATGGACCTATTCAATATGCGGGTTCTCTGGTAGATAGTCAAGATATTCGCATTCGACATGTGACAAAATTCGGACGTAGTTTCAGTATTGTGTGTATTCCCTATTCGTTTAAATTATTGATTCAAGAATTACAGGCAATGAATATACAATTACGTATTATTACAGAGGATAATTTACCCCAATTGGAGAGTCTATCCTTCAGCACAAAAAATATATCGAAATTATTACGTGTTCCAGATACAACACCCATGACGGACCTAATTGAACTAACCGGAAAAATCGTATCAAAAACAAATGTTTTACAAAATAAAATACATAAACCATTTGAATCGGAAGATGAGGATGTTTTACGTGTTCATATACCGACCAAACAACCAGTTCCAATTATTCCCGTTCAAGGTTCTCCCGAATTTGCCACAGGGTCTCCCGCGTATAATCCGGAAAAAGGTTCTCCTGTTCAAGGTTCGCCCGATTTTGCCACGGGTTCGCCCGCATATAATCCGGAAAAAGGTTCGCCTAATTTTGCTACTGGTTCGCCCGATTTTGCCACAGGGTCGCCCGCATATAATCCGGAAAAAGGTTTTCCTGTTCAAGGTTCGCCCGATTTTGCCACTGGGTCTCCGGCATATAATCCAGAAAAAGATTCTCCTCTTAACGGAGGACAAAGTAACGGAGGACAAGAACAAGAATATTTTACAAAAGGAGACAAAGTGTTTTTGCGAGGAGGGGCAAGTAAAGATTCAAAACCAAATCGAATTTGGAATGTTGAAAATATTGGAAATAAATTTATTACAATTACAACGCAAGATTTAACTGAACTAAATGCGGACGATAGTATACAGGTGGTTAATCCAATTGATATTTATAAAATAGAAAACGGATATCACACGAATTCTTTTTTAAATCCGCCGGAATATCTACCGGAACAACAACCACAACCACAACAATCCCCAAATGGAGTGTATTTTAATCCGACTATTATTATTCAGGGGGACAATAGTAAAAATGAAATGCCGGCATCGGACCAACCTCACGAAAAAAAGGGAGGAGATATAAGAGAAGAAAATGCAACTCCAACAATACAAGAATCCGTTTCTGAACCGATTGATTTTACAAAAAATTTAATTATTAAAAAAATGTAAAACAAAGGTGCAAGGTCGACCCATCAGGTAAAATTGATAATATATTACCATATTTTTATAAATACTGATACTATTATTATTCTTAATGGGAATTAAAAAATTAAATAAATATTTGTATGAAAATTGTATAAATTCAATTCACACATTACATTTTAGAGAGCTTTCTGGAAAAACAATTGTGATAGATATAAGTATTTATTTGTATAAATACAAAGACACAATTATTGAATATTTGTATACAATGATCACGTGTTTTCTACAATATAATATAACTCCTGTATTTATTTTTGATGGGAAACCTCCTCCCGAAAAATATGCTTTGTTGTTACTCCGCGAGTCAAATAAAGCAAAAGCCGAGGCAAAATACAATGAAATAATTACAAAAACAAGTGACCACCGAAAACTGGATTCCTTGAAAAATCAGTTTGTCCGATTAAACGATACCAATTTCAAACAAGCCAAAGATTTATTGGATGCATATGGAATTCAACATATTACATCACCAACCGAGTCTGACCCATTGTTGGTATATTTAGTTCAATCGGGAAAAGCTTGGGCGTGTTTATCCGAAGATATGGATATGTTTGCCTATGGTTGTATTCGTGTGTGCCGTGGATTAAATTTAGATACACACGAACTATTATTATACGATACAGAATCTATTTTACGTGAATTGGACGTGTCTTTGGAAGATTTTCGACAAATCTTGGTATTGTCTGGAACCGATTACAACGAAGAAAACGGTGACCTATACATGACATGGAATTATTATTCAAAATACAAAGAACAAAAAAAAGAACAAAAAAAAGAACAACAACAACAAAAAGATTTTATTCAGTGGCTTTTACAAAATACAAACTATATTCAAAATTTGGATAAATTCTCTCAATGCTATTGTATGTTTTTGATGGAAAAATACGATGTTTTATTTTCATCTTTCAATCGCATGCAACTTATGCGCACTCCCTATCACCCAACCTCTCTTCGTCGTGTATTAGAAAAAGATGGATTTATGTTTTTAACGTAGTAATTATTTTGAATAGTCCAAGAACCAAAACCATGGGAACAAATCCCCAAAATGCAGTCCAGCCATATGTTACATGATGATAATAACCGTCTAAACTTGGAAAGATGCGGGTAAATCGAAATAGTATATCCAATACAATACCAAATAGTCCAACATACAACCACGTAATAGGAAACTGAAATAAATACATATATATCACATAAAAAAAAGATAGCATTCCTCCCGCAATAAACATGGATTCAAATTTGCCGTGTTGTTTAAAATAGGAATCCCCATCCAGACGGTCCGCCCAAATAAGGAGCGATTTGTTGTAATAATGCGTCCCCTATAATACCGACCATACACGCACTTGCAATTATTCTACAGTCCATTATACTTGAATAACATTTTTTTATTTTTTTGTTCCTATAAAGACCGCTTGCTCTAAATAGGAATAAAACATTCAGTAATATTTTTAAGATTTTTTCCTGAAAAGGAGGCTAAGAACAAATGATGAAATTTTTGGGAGTAACAATGAAATTTCCTTCATAATAAATAGGCGAATCTCCCAATTTTTCAACCGAGCCAAAATATTTATTATTATCCGTGTAATGGACCAGACTTGTTTTATTTTTTTTATTTGTATATGAACCGATTGTAGTTTTTATGTTTAGCAATCTACTATCACAATGATAGTAGATTTTTTTATTGTCGTCAATGATTTTCCATAGACCTTGCTCAATAAGCAATTGTAAATTTGAACGACGATAATTTGAATAACGATAGGATGATGACATTTATTTGATTTATTTGAGGGTTAATTTAAAAAAAAGATTTTCAATTTTTCCCACCATCTACGATATTTTTTTTATTTTTTTTTTAAATTCTAAATTCTAATGGTGTCCATAGTATCCAATAGAATAGAGTCCAATATTGATTGAATTTCATTGTATTTTTCAATTGTTTTTTTCGAAAGTTCAAATCCATATTGTTCCTTACATGTCGTATAAATCGGATTTTTTGAACAATGTAATTCTTGTAAAGCAAGAGTCTTTACTCCACTGAGCCTTGTGATTTTATTATTTACACAATGTAATCTTTGTAAATTGGGAGGAAGATTTTCGAGAGAAGTCAGTTGATTATTATAACAAATCAATTCTCGTAGAGTGGCAGGAAGAGTCCCAAAGGCTCCGCCGAGCCGTGTGAGTTGATTGTTGTGACAAACTAATGTTTGTAGTTCGGGAGGAAGATTGGTTAGAGAAGTAAGCTGATTATGTGAACAATCTACTGCTCGTAAATCTGGGGGAAGATTTTCGAGAGAAGTTAGTTGATTGTTATTACACTGTAAAAATCGTAAGGCTGACTCGGTTTTTCCCTCTGTTTTCCCATCCTCTAATCGGTCGCGATCACTCCCTCGAAAGTTGAGACCCGTGAGTTTATTTTCCCAACACAATAATTCTTCTAAAGTGAGAGGAAGATTGCTGAGAGAGGTCAGTTGATTTGTACAACACAATAATCTCTGTAGATTTGGAGGAAGATTTTCGAGAGAAGTAAGCTGATTGTCCGAACAATCTAATATTTGTAAATTGGGAGGAAGATTTTCAAGAGAAGTAAGTTTATTATCCGAACAATATAATGTTTCTAGATTGGGAGGAAGATTGTTTAGAGAAGTGATTTGATTGATTGAACAATCCAATGTTTGTAAATTTGTGTATAGAGATAAATCCGGTAAAACTTGTAAGTTTTGTTTCGAAAAATTCAAATAGGTTACGGTATAATCAGTCATTTTAAGTTTGTTTATTAAAACATAAAAAAAGATTTTCAATTTTATTCAGCTAATAGGAACAGATAGTAGATTCTTATTTTAATAACGGGCAACATTCTTTTTCTTTTTCCATTCGTTTGATTTCATTGTATTTTTCAATCGTTTCTTTGGTAACTTCTTCAACTCTATACATTTTCTGGCATATTATAGAAATTGGATTATTTTGACAATTGAATGATATTAAATTGGGAGGAAGATTATCAAGAGATGTTATATAATTATTTATCAATTTTATTAACTCTCTCATCAATGGTCCAAGTTTTATTTTAATAGAGGACAGCATTCTTTTTCCATTCGTTTGTTTTCATTGTATTTTTCAATTGTTTCTATAGAAAGTTCAATCCATATAGTTTTATAAATTGGATTATTTTCATAATATAATTGTTGTAAAGTAAGAGGTAAAATATCCAGAGAAGTGAGTTGATTATTCCAACACCATAAGTTTCGTAAATTGTGAGGAAGATTTTCAAGAGAAGTCAGTTGGTTATGGTGACACCATAATTCTTGTAGATTGGGAGGAATATTGTTTAGAGAAGTCAATTGATTAGCATAACACCATAATACTTGTAAAGTGGGAGGAAGATTGTCAAGAGAAATAAGTTGATTGTTTGAACAATGTAAGTTTTGTAAATTGGAAGGAAGATTGTTTAGAGAAGTCAGTTGGTTATTATAACACTGTAATGTTTGTAAATTGGAAGGAAGATTGTCGAGAGAAGTCAGTTGATTATCGTGACAATTCAATTCTCGTAAAGTGGGAGGAAGATTATCCAGAGAAGTGAGTTGATTATCGTGACAATATAATGTTCGTAAATTTGTATAGAGAGATAAATCCGGTAAAACTTGTAATTTTCGATTCCATAAATCCAATCTTGTTACTGTATAATCTGTCATTTATTATTAATGTTTGTTTAAAAATAAATATCAATTTTCTTTGGTTGCTATCTATTTAAGTTAAGTAGCGGGCAACATTCTTTTTCCAATCGTTTGATTTCATTGTATTGTTCAATTGTTTTTATAGAAAGTTCAAATCCATATAGTTCCAGTATGTGTACTAATACATCTTTTTTTATTAGTAAAACAATCACTACACCATTTGCTAATACAATTATAACAATTATGGTTTGATATGACTGAAACATAACTATTATATTTTCCACATTCTATACACAACTCACAAGTATGTTCATCATCTGAACTATATTCATAACATTTTTCACATTTATAACAAGTATGTTCATCATCTGAACTATATTCATAACATTCTTTACATTTATCACATTCGCGACAACTACAATTTTTATTTTCATTTCCACAATCTATACAACAACATTCTAAACAACTTCCGTAGCAATCATCACCCCAATAACTTTTACCCGTTCCATAACAAACCTCACAATAATTTCCATCGCATAATTCATTTTCATCACTATCATTGTCTTCACAACAATCTTTTGCAAAATGCCCTTTCTTACCACATTTATAACATTTATCACTTATTGAGCGAATAGTTTGTAATGCTTTATCTTTATCATATTGTGATAATTTTACATTACAATATGAACCTCCGCGCACATTATCAATTCCATATTTTTCCATAGCAATTAAAGTATATTTTTCTTCATCAAACGCGTCACCCTTCACTTCCGACAAAACCTTTATTGGTTTATATAATTTACTCCATTCACTTCCTTCTTCTTGAAAATGTTTTAAGATTCTTTGTTTTGGAACACACGACTTTCCAACATAATATTTATTATTTTCAAGTTCAAGTGTATAAATAGTTGTTGTCATACTGATTTTATAAAAAATGTTTGTTTAAAACATATCAATTTTATTCGGTATGTGTTCCAGATAAAATTGATGAATAAAATGCATATTTTTTAATCAAATCTATCATGTCTGAGGTAAAGAAACCTTCCTTAAAAAAACAAGTAAAATCATCCTCTGAACAACCGCAACCACAAAAAAAATTATCCACTGAAGATGAGGTGTTGGCAGATACATATCAAATGAAAAGCGAAATTGAACACATATTGGACCGACCCGATACATTTATTGGTTCAAATCAATCTCAATTAACGGGAATGTGGACAACCACCTTACAAGGACAATCTTTTATTGATTTTAAAGAGATTGAGTATAATCCGTCACAATATAAATTATTTGACGAGATTATTGTAAATAGTTGTGACCACATTGTTCGTATGAATCAATCCACGCTGGCTGATAAAAAAATGGTAACCTTTATTGACGTTATCGTAAATTCGGACACCGGCGCTATTTCTATTATGAATGACGGCGATGGATTGGATGTAGCGAAACATCCGATTCACACAAATATTTGGATTCCAGAACTTATTTTCGCACATTTGCGCACATCCAGTAATTACAAAGCCGAAGACCGAACCGTCGGTGGTAAAAACGGATATGGGTCAAAACTCGTATTTATTTGGTCAACATTCGCCCGTTTGGAAACGGTGGATCATCGTCGCCGATTAAAATATACACAAGAATTTCGAAACAATTTGAATGACATTGGTATTCCTGTAATAGAACCCATTCCATCGAGTTTAAAAAATGTAAAATCATATACTCGCGTAACATTTATCCCTGATTATGCGCGTCTCGGATTGGCGGGAATTTCGCAAGATATGTTGGCACTCTTTTATAAACGAACCATCGATGTTTCGGCTTTATCTCCCACATCTATTAAAGTATCGTTTAATGGAACACTTATTGACGTAAAATCTTTTAAGAAATACGTTGAATTGTTTTCATTTAATAGGGATACGGATAAAGATAAAAACAAACATATTTTCGAGATAGCAAATGAACGCTGGGAATATGCGGTTTCTATATCATCAGTCGGCGAATTTAGACAAGTGTCGTTTGTAAATGGTATTTGCACATTTAAAGGCGGGAAACACGTGGACTATATTGTCGACCAAATCACTCGAAAAATGTCGGAATTTATCGAGAAAAAGAAAAAGGTCAAAGTGAGTCCTTCCTCCATTAAAGAACAATTGTTTTTATTCTTACGATGCACCATTGTGAATCCGGCATTTAATAGCCAGACAAAAGAATACATGGATACACCTATTTCCAAATTCGGGTCGTCGTGTGTTATTAGTGACGGATTTATTGAAAAAGTCGCCAAACTCGGCATCATGGACCAAGCCTGTTCGATTACCCAAGTAAAAGAAAATAAACGAATTGCAAAAACTACCGACGGAAAAAAGGGAACTCGTGTGCGATTGGAAAAATACATTTCGGCTTCATTTGCGGGAACAAAAGAATCGAAAAAATGCGTTCTTATTTTATGTGAAGGAGATTCGGCAAAGTCCGGTGTTATGTCGGGACTTTCGCAAGAAGACCATGATTATATTGGCATTTATCCATTGAAAGGAAAAGTATTGAATGTGCGTAAAGCCGATGCGAAAAAGATTGGAGATAATAAAGAAATATCCGAATTGAAACTCATTCTTGGTTTAGAAAATGGACGCACCTATTCTACATGGGAAGATGTCTATAAATATTTGAATTATAGTAAAATTATGATTTTATGCGATGCCGATGTAGATGGTTCTCATATTAAAGGTCTTATTATTAATTTATTTCATAGTCAGTGGGCATCATTAGTTCAGTTAGACGGATTTTTATCTTATATGTTGACTCCCATTCTACGCGCAAGTCGGACGGGACATAAAACGCTATCCTTCTACAATGACGGAGAATACCGAGAATGGGAACAAAGTAACAATAGTAATAGTCAATGGAAAATAAAATATTACAAAGGATTGGGGACGTCTACCGCCGAAGAATTTCGCGAGTATTTTGCGAATAAAAAATACGTGGATTATATTTATACTCCTGTTATTAGTGACGATAGTATTGACAAGGCGTTTAATGATAAACGAAGTGACGACCGTAAATTATGGTTAGGGCAATATGATAAAACACAATTTATTAATACAAATGAAACGCGTGTAACATATGAGACATTTATCGACCATGATTTGATTGATTTTAGTATTGAAGATTGTGCTCGGTCGATACCCAGTATCGTCGATGGACTTAAACCGTCGCTACGCAAAATTCTGTATTCGGCGTTTAAGCGTAATTTAACATCCGATATTAAAGTTGCGCAATTTGCAGGTTATGTATCCGAACATGCGGCATATCATCATGGTGAAGTAAGTCTTCAAGGAGCTATCATTAATATGGCACAAACATTTGTCGGTTCAAACAATATTGCGCTATTGTTTCCCGCAGGTCAGTTTGGAACGCGAGTTATGGGCGGAAAAGACGCAGCTTCACCGAGATATATTTTTACACATTTATCTAAAATTGCGCGAACCATTTTTCCGAAATCCGACGATGCCGTGTTGCGGTATTTGCAGGATGACGGTCAATCGATTGAACCCGAGTTTTATGTGCCCATTTTACCGATGGCACTAATTAACGGGTCGGACGGAATTGGCACGGCATATTCGACGACTATTTTACCTTATAATCCAAGAGAAATTGCATTGTATTTACAAGAAATGATACAAACACCGACGCAACAAATACCGACGCAACAAACACCGACACAACAAATACCACAACAAAAACTATCTCCCTATTATCACGGATTCAAAGGAACCGTGGTTGAAGTGAGTGCCGATAAATATCTTATTCGAGGCACATATTCGGTTATTTCGGATACAGTCATTCGTATTAGCGAGTTACCGATTGGGATGTGGACCGATACGGCGAAAAATATATTAACCGAATTATGTGACACATCGCGAAAAGATAAAGACGGTAAATCCATTCCAACATTCATAAAAGATTTTACCGAAAATCATACCGATACAATTGTGAATTTTACCGTTGAGTTTATAGCGGGAAAAATAGAAGAATTATTGGCACAAGTCGATCCAAAGACGGGAATCAACGGCATTGAAAAACTATTGAAATTAACGACTACTGTATCAACGACAAACATGCACATGTTTGACTCTAAAGGACGTTTGCGAAAATACAACCATGTGAATGAAATTTTAGATGAGTTCATTGAAGTGCGATTGCACACATATATGGAGAGAAAGGCATACCAAATAAAACAATTGGAACATGACTTGATTATTCTGTCAAATCGGGCTCGGTATATTCTGGCGTTGTTAGATGGTGAATTGGATTTGCGTAAAAAAACAAAGGCGGATATTTATCGTATATTAACAACCATGGGATTCGATTCGATGATTCACGTGGATTCAGAGGAAGGTGTGGATTCAGAAACGACTGTATCCTATGAATATTTGTTAAAAATGCGAATGGATTCAGTGAGTAAAGAAAAGGCGGATAAAATAATCATGGAACGAACTCTGGCAATTCAACAATTGTCGGAATTAAAAGAAACTACCGTTCAAACTATGTGGTCGCGAGATTTGACGAATTTTATGACAGAATACGACAAATATGTAGTTGAACTTAACGAGACAAATTCAACCGTTGTAAAAGAAAAGGTCGTGAAGAAATCTGCAAATGCAAATGAGAAAACAAATGCAAATGAGAAAAAAAAGAAAATCGTTAAAGGTTAAAAAATATGAGATTGAAATGTAAAAATAGATGTTCCTCCCGAATTATTTCCATAGCCGGTTGTTATGGTTGAAACATTTCCCGTATTTCCGGTAATAACAGTGGATGCATTTTGTCTACGATTTCGCACATACTGGGAAAACCGCATAGCTTTTGTAATAGAGGGGTCATTTCCTCCCGTTTGAAGAGGCACATATTGAATTTGTTTAAGACAATTTGCGATGGAACAGTATTTTTGTATGTTGTTGGTTCTCGCTAATTGTAGATTTTCGACAAGGTCGTCTTGTGGAAAAGTTGCCATATTGGTTATACATTATATTACGATATTATATTTTTATTTATTTCTTTCATTCGTAAAAATTTCGTAACTTTACTGCTATTTTTTTGTTCCGTGCGAATAAATATGTTTTTACCATCCGGCACACTAATTGTAAAGTATTTATTGTCAGGTGTTTTCAATGCCCAATATCCGTTGATTTGGGAGTCGGTTGATAATCCAAATATTGACGCAACATCAGGGCTAAATATATGCCCAACCGTTGTTTGATTTGCTGTTATAATTTTTTGTTTTTGTTTTTCGTTCTCATAGGCGACTATAACATAGGGGTGTAAATCCATTATCGGTCCGGACCCATATATTGTGCGTCTGGTTGCATTGCGTTTGGTTGCATTGCGTTTGGTTGCATTGCGTCTGGTTGCATTGCGTCTGGTTGCATTGCGTTTGACGGTTCGTCGGCGTTTATTTACCATAATACAATATATCTATATTATTCTGTATGTAAAAGTCGTTGTGCAACCAATATACATTGTTCTTCCGGAGTTAATTTTTGAAATATAAGAGCATTATGGAACGAAACCTGAAAAAAACGAACACCCTTTTTGCACTTTATATTCATATTTCCATTTGAAGTTTCAACAATATCAGTGACAATTCCCCCGTTTGTTATTTTGTCTTTGGGTATTTTTTCATCAATGTCAAGCCTTTTTTCATCAAGCCTTTTTTCGTCAAGCCTTTTTTCGTCGAGCCTTTTTTCGTCAAGCCTTTTTTCGTCGAGCCTTTTTTCGTCAAGCCTTTTTTCGTCGAGCCTTTTTTCGTCAAGCCTTTTTTCGTCGAGCCTTTTTTCGTCAAGCCTTTTTTCGTCAAGCCTTTTTTCGTCAAGCCTTTTTTCGTCAAGCCTTTTTTCGTCAAGCCTTTTTTCGTCAAGCCTTTTTTCGTCAAGCCTTTTTTCGTCAAGCCTTTTTTCGTCAAGCCTTTTTTCGTCAAGCCTTATCCATCGAATGTATTTACCTTTTTTAATTTGGTCGATACGGTGTATTACATAAAATCCCGTTAAATTGTGATAAAAATCTTCATTTAAATTATGCAGTTGCAATGAATTGATTACATCTATAGATATTTGTTCTAATGATACGTTCATATAATATATTATTTTTATTATTTATATGAATTGGTTCTTATGAATTGGTTGTTGTAAATACGGTATCACATGTTACGCAAATATATGAGTATTTTAATTGTTCATCGTCATATCTCACATAAATAATTTCAGCCGGATTTTTCTCTCCATTTTTTCCGATAACATTTGTTTTACATTGAGCATTCGGACATTCCATATTATATACGCGCGGAAGAGTTGGATCATGTTTTGTATATGGATTAATATTGTAGTTATAATTTTGAGTATTGGTTGTATTGGTTTCTAATACACAAACACTTTCAACCTCTTTATCCACATGTCCGCATTTTCGACAGTAAGATGATAATTTGTTTTCGTTTTCTTCGTCAATGCGAATATAATACATATTGTCACAATTAGAACAGAATTTCATAATAAGTCGTATAATATATAATATCTATTTGTTTTATGTTTTAATTATCAATTTTTATCTTTGATTGGATAAAATCTATTTGATGAGCAAAATTGAATTCTATTTTTCATATTTTTTATTCAAATTCCTAAAATATGACTACACCCGAACAATCTACTTTTATGAAATCGTTTTCATCCGCTATAAATAGTTTGACTCCATTATGGAGTGCAAATATTTTGGCGGGGGTTGCACTCGGTAATGAATATAACATGATTATCACACTCATATTGGGTCAATTTACAACAAAAATTCTCCAAAATATAAATGACGTAACAGTTATTATTATTTGTATCGTTTGTTCTATAATAGCTCTATGTATCAAATACAGTTATATTCCAACCATTTCATTGTTTCATGTATCGGAAGAATGTTTTGGATACTCATATCACAATGATATGAGAAGCTCGATTGCATTTTATATGTGGAATGATTTTCTGTTAAATCAACCTGAAATAACCATGCGTATGAATTTATCAAATCAAAATATACATTACAAACATATAACGCAAATTATACAAAGTTCCCATAAAAATTGGATTCCTATTTCTGCATTGAAAGGTATTTCTGTAAAAATCGTTGTTCGCGATGATATTGGAAACTGTTCCATATCGATAAAATCAACTCTAAAACGAGGAGAATTAGACAAACTAGAGCAAGAAATGTTGAAAAAATATATGTCCGACAAACCGAAAATATATGAAATCCTATACCTGCACGAAAAAGAAGACCCTTTGATTCCCATATCAAACGAGTTCAAAATGGTTCATAAACAACTCATTCAAAATGAAATACAAGTTAGTTCAACGGTTTCTGTAGCAAAAGGAACATTAGACACACAAATGAAAACAGCGGAAGAAAAATCCGACGAAATATATGCAAAATCCCGATTTATGTGTATTTATTATGAAATTGTTCCTGATGTATTTATTACAATTGGATATGGATATGCATCAGATTACCATACAAATACCAGTGGATACACATGTAATATTTATTCGAAAAATAAAAAACAATTCAATGAATTTATGGAAATGATTCAACAAAAATACGATTCCGAGATGTGTATTTACCAACAAGCCTATATGCGATATGAAGGATATGAAGGATTTGATGGTGGTAATACAGGAAGAGCTTTTGGAGGTCGTTTGACAGAAATGATAGATTATTGTTATCCGATTATTGCATTAAATTATTATTTGGTCCACACATGTAATATAAACCCGATTACAATTTCAAAATTAAGCAATGGTTCCTCTGATAGATATTGGTTTTATGAGAAAAAACTGCTATATAAAATAGGAAATTTATATCATCATAAAATAACCTATAATAAAACCAATACAATTCATTTGAATATCGCTCGTATACCGGAAAAAGACCAAAAGGTATCCATGTATCAAACACCATCGACCAATGTGATTTATTCTCTCCGATGTGAATCCGCCGAAATATTACATGAGTTTACAGAAAAGATGATTTCCGAATTTACGAAAATAAAAATAAATATAGAAAATGTGGACCCAGCTCTCTATCATTTTGTGTATTCAGGAAACAATACATTTATATCTAAAATTTTGTCGAGTCCCACAGAAGAGTTATATGAAACGTTTGACCACATACACAATGAACATTCGGATGTTTTCAAAAAACAATTGGACCTGTTGAAAAACAAAGAATTCTATAAAAAACGTGGATTAAAACGTAAATTGGGGTTTTTATTTAGTGGTGTGTCTGGTTCTGGAAAAACATCGTCCGTAGTGGCAATGGCGTTGCATGATAAACGACACATTATGGAGATTAATTTTAGTGCCATAAAAACCCAATCTGAACTTGAAAATATTATTAATAAAACAGAAATTAACGGAATTAAATTTACCAAAGAACAATTAATATTGTTATTTGATGAAATGGAAGTTGGATTAAAAAATCACAATAGAAGTATTAGTGGCGAACAATCTCCCGTAAGTGATTTTTCCGAATCGGTGGATAAGTGTTTTATGGATAAGTGTTTTATGGATAAGTGTTTTATGAAAATACAGAACCAGAACAAAAACCAGAATGAGAACCAAAACCAGAATGAGGACAAGAACGATACAAAAATAGATATTAGTAAAGTGTTGAGTATTTTGGATGGAATTGGAAATTACAACGGTCTTGTTATTATCGGAACAACCAATTACAAAGAACAATTAGACGCATCTATTTACCGGTCCATGCGATTGACATTGTATGAGTTTCAAAATTTGCGTAAATGTGATGCCATTGCCATTATTGAACAGTATTTCGATTGTTGTATGACAAATGAACAAAAAGAATTGATTATTGACCGACAATTTGTCCCCGCTAAACTAATTCATCAGTGTATTACCTATTGCACTACATTAAAAATAGACGAATTTATGAAACGTTTAGTAGGATAGACAGCTCCATCTAAGAGACAGTTCCATCTAAGATACAGTTCCCTCTAAAAATCATTCGCAATATCGCATGTTTCATCCTCGTCGTCTTCCGTTTCAACCATAATAATTCCGATACCTTTCCAAATATTGTTTTCCGGTTTGCCATATTCTTTTTCAAATCGTGTGTATAATTCCATCGGTTTTGGCACATTTTTTTCACCGTATAAATTAATAAACCATTGTTTAAAACAATCTCTCAACTGCGTCTGGCTTAATTTCACTTTGGGCGAGTTCGGCAATTTCTCTATTTTTTCTTTAAAGAACAGTGCCATCACATCTTGTGCTTGTTGATATGCATTACTTGCACCCATAACCGTTGGACAATCTTCCACCAATCCTTTTGTTCGTACCGCAACTTTCACCAACATATACATGAAATATTCTTTCCATTCATCGAATTTTTCATCAATCTTTAAATTCAATTTGAATTGATATGGTTTTAATGGATCTCCCTGAACGGGATTCTCTGTAAAAAGAGACGGAAATGGAACTTCACGAATACGTCTCCATGTTCCGTGAGTCGCCTCGCCAATTTCAAGACGTTCATTGGAACAAATAGCCAGTTTAAATTGCGGTAAATATTTTAAGGTATTTGTCATATAGGGAGCTCGACATTGAATTGTGTCTTTTCCACTGGTAAGTTCTTTCATAATACCATCATTGATTTTATCGCCTTTGGTCGCTTCTTGCATCACTCCATACCGTGTGCCTTTTAATTCAACTAATTCAGGAGTTAATCCACCGACCTCCGCTCTTCGCCCTGTAACCATTCGCAACGGAACACTTCCTTTGTATTCTCCCAAGATTTTAGACATTAAATCCATCAACACGGATTTACCGTTTTGTCCATGTCCGATATACATATTAAAGGTTTGATTCGCAGCAATACCGATAAGAATAGAAGCCAAATGTTCCCACATATATGTATGTAAATCTTCAATCGGAAACAATTGTCGCATAAATAGACGAATTTCATCCATAATTCGCATGGCTTTTGGAGTTGATACTTCTTTATCAGACAAATACGTAATACCGGTGCTTTTTGTAATACAATCTTCGGGTCGTCCCGGACGAAAATATCCTTCGTTGTCCGTTTCTTTAAAATCAATAACTCCATTTGTGAAACAGAGTAAATAGGGATTTAAATCCATTTTCTCCAAAAAGTGACTATCGTAAAAGAATTCCATTGCTTCTGTCATTACATTATTTTTACTTGAAGTAGAACACAGAGAGGATTGTATTTTCGCCATTTTTGCTAATTTTTTTAATTGTCGATTTTTTTCATCTTCGTTATCTTTAATTTCGGCAACACGAGTCGACTCGGCACGATGAATATCTGCAAATAATTCGTGTAATTGTCCGGATATTTTACTACGTAATGTAGTGCCGGTTTCATCAATTGCCCAGCGATGATTGCAAAATCGATACCATATTTTACCTTTAATACTGGCACACACATATTCGTCTTTAAACAAATGAAATAAAAGTTCGGCAGTTTTTACATCACCACTATCGGGATTTTTTATTAAATTATGAATATATTTACTGACGGAATTGTCTCGAATTTTTGTAAATTCCGCCTCATTTTCAGATTTCGACCAGTGCATAATAGAACGTTGTGTTAATCCATCGGGTCTATTCATATCAAATTGCAACCATTCGGCATAATAATTTTGTATGCTTGTTGGATACGTAAAATCGGGTCGAAGTGATAATAAATATATCCAAACAATAAACATCCTATCATCAATATTTCTCAATGCCCAACCTACCCGCATACGACGGTCGTATGTTCCCGTAACACAATATTTTTCGGGAGGTAGAATCATCGTATAATTAAATGTATCAATTAAATCATATTCTCGGGATTGTTCTAAATCCGCCAGCAATTCATCCACGACTCGTTTTAATTCGTCTCGACACGTTACTGAAAAGAGTGCAGTCAAATGATTTTGGATAAATGGACTCGTCTTTTTATTTGTTAATGACGTATTTCTGGAAGCGGAGGATTTATGAGGGGCGGTTGTGGAGGAAGCTACCAAATAATTTTCAATAAAACTTGGTCGATATATAGGATTGTATAATACTTTGTTTCTTGCGGACATTTGTTTTAATTCATCAATAGATACGATACCTGTAACTGCCCTACACCGGCGCATAAATTCTGAATCGGAAGGGTCAAATGTGATGTCGTGAATATATGTAAGTGTGTATGCTTCGTGGTCTGGTTTGCGCGAACCATACATTTGCCAATTTGTGGTTCCGTGTGCAATTCCCTCGTCAACGACATCTTTCCATGTATTAATAATAGGCAAATCTTCCCACATGTTACTTAATTCCGTAACAATTTTATCACGAATATATAAATGCACCTGACGATGTTCAACTCCTAAACCAAATATAAGATGAATTCCGTCTTTTGTCATATTTTTTTCAGATACAGGATTTACATGTGCCTTTTCAAGCACATACACCGGAAATTTTGTATTTGCATCGAATGTATAAACGGATTTTAGTTCTTTTAAATATGTGTCTATCAAATCGTCAATGTGGTCTTTTGTGTACAGTCGTTCTTTAATATCAAGTGAAAAGTGAAGGTCCAAATCCACGAGCAAAGGTCCTCCTCCATGAATATGTTGAGCTTCTGTCAAATATTCTTTGTTCCCTTGTTCAAAAACATGGGCGTGATATAGTTCAATAAAGGTGGAATAATCTTGGTCATTAATATGGTAATTACCACCGTATATATCCTTATCTTTATTTCCAATACGGGTATTTGTTGAGGGCTTGTCGGTGAATTCCTTTTTGGTTGTATGTGACTTTAAAAAGGAATGATAGGGGGCATTGTTATGCATATACTATATTTTTAATGTATATTTATGTTGATTGCCTTTCAATTTTTCTTGGCGTGCATTCACAAAAATGTAATTGGCATATAAATTTATGTGTGGATTATTTCAATAAAGGGCAACATTCTTTTTCCAAATTGTCGATTCGTTTCATTTCATTGTATTGTTCAATCGTTTTTACAGAAAGTTCAAAATTAAAATCATACATTTCCATATAAATTGGATTGTTTTGACAATTGAATAATTGTAAATTGGGTGGAAGATGGTCAATAGAAGTTAGTTGATTCGTGCTACAGCATAATACTTGTAACTTGGAAGGAAGGCGGTCAAGAGAAGTGCCAAAGGCGGACTCTAATCGGTCGTTATCACTCCCTCGAAAGCCGAGCCTTGTGAGTTGATTATTATTACAATATAATTTTCGTAAATTGGGAGGAAGATTTTCGAGAGAAGTAAGTTGATTATTGTCACAATGTAATTGTTGTAAAGTGAGAGGAAGATTGTTTAGAGAAGTCAGTTGATTATTTTCACAATGTAATTGTTGTAAAGTGAGAGGAAGATTGTTTAGAGAAGTAAGTTGATTATTGTCACAATGTAATTGTTGTAAAGTGAGAGGAAGATTGTTTAGAGAAGTCAGTTGATTATTTTCACAATGTAATTGTTGTAAAGTGAGAGGAAGATTTTCGAGAGAAGTCAGTTGATTATTGTCACAATGTAATTCTCGTAAATTGGGAGGAAGATTTTCGAGAGAAGTTAATTGATTATTCCAACAATATAAATATTTTTAATTGGTTGTACTTCTTCCGTGTCATTAATTTTCCCTCAAAAATCATTTTATTATTATTTGTTCTTATATCGGTTTTGCCAAAAATTCCGTTAAAGGAATCGTTTCTTTTTCAATTCCTTCATCTAACAATTCCTGTGGAATTGAAAATAGAGAGCCATTCGTTTTTGTAATTATACTATAATTTGGAACTGTATATGTCGATGGAGCAGGAGACCGCACAAAATAAAATCCCTTCTGTATATCTCCCGACAATACTAACCATAACATTTTCCCCCACGATGTCTCTCCAAATCCCGTTCCACTATGAAATAGTTGTTTTAATCCATACACGGAAAACAAAACAATGGGTAGATTTTTAGCGGTTGCTAAAATCCATAAATCAATATCGGTAAAGATATAATCCGCTCCTACTATGCGCGACGTAATGTATTCCATATCTATTTTTTTCTTTAATACCGTCGTCATGGTTTTATCGGTCTTCCAAACAATTTGTATCTTTTGTAAAAGACCCGTATCTATCTTTTCGTATCCGCGAATTAATTCCTGTTTTATATCGTCTATAGAAAATACCATATTATTGTCTTTGTTTATATCATTCATAATATATCGTATTACGTGGAAGGAACATGCGGGAGTATCGTATTTGAAAAACAATTCTTCGCCCAATAATGTAAAATGTCGAACCCAAACCGATTTTGCGTTACCCTTTATTTTTTCACGTTTGTCGATACATTCAATTTCTAACTGTGCCATATAATTTGTTCCTTGTTGTTTATTGCGAAAATCAGATACTTTAATGGAAGGATAGGTAAATGCATCATGAATCATCGGCTCCGCCATATCATACGACATATTTCGAACATAATTATTTTGATGAAATACATGTATATTTGTGAAATAGGTGGTGGATGATGTATTTGTTCCAAATAAAAGTGTTTCCATCATCACCAATTCATTGTCCCGAATTTGGTATTCAATATTAGAGAGATTGATTGCATTTTCCAACATATACATGCGAATTCGTGCATATCGTATCAATTCATCTGCGAGACGTGTATAATAATATGTTTTATTGTCCATTTCTGAATGCATTAGATTTTGTTTTGGTATTAAAAGTCGGCAACGTCCCGTTTCTTGGTCTATTTCACATAATGAAGAAGATGATGCTGATGAAGAAGATGATGCTGATGAAGAAGAAAACGATGAAGAAGAAAACGATTCCGGAATAGGTAATTGAGAGAAATCCACGGTGAGTTCAAATCCAATTTCACGTTTTGATGCTTGATACAAATAATTACGTAACCATTCTATTTTATCATTGTATACGTATTTTTTGCTCTCTACTAATTGTATAATTTTATTACGATACGTGCGATTTTTATAGTCATTTAATAAAATACGCATAGATGTATAAAATGCCGTATAAAACATATTTTCCCATTCAATATTTCGAATCATCCGCAATCGGTCTGGGTCTTCATGGAGTTTAACGGCAATTTCTCTATCTATATCTAACGAATTCTGTCCATCCATAAATTGAATTCCGTCAATTAACATGGCGTCTGTATATGGCTCCGGTTGCACTTGAATAAACTGATTTGTTTCCGTTAATATTCCCGACACAATATATGTATCCGTATCCGTATTTTTATGCGCAATTACATATATCGGTTTGCACGGAACTTTGTGTTGGGATTTTTTGGTAACGCTATTTATTTCTGTTTTATGAAAGGTGTATATCTGTTTTAATATATCTATTGTATCCCAATACGAATTCCAAAGTTCGGGAGTGTCCATCGACTGTATATTTGTAATTTGCGAAATAGGCGATGACGGAAAACACGGAATAAATTGATAAGGACTGGTCGAACTGTTGTTGTCGTGCACCATAAACCCGATTACTTTCGACTGGTAATTTACAATTTGGCTTTGCATGTGCCACCTATTTCCTTGTATTAAAATATCATACAAATCTGTCGGGTTTTTACTACGGATGAATTTTGCCACAGATAAACTTGGAACTGAGGTGCATTGGGTTTGTTGATAATGTTGCACCTTTTTCAATACATCCGTTAACGTGTTCATGCGCAATAATGTTTTGTATTTCACGTCCATTTCATTTAATACGAATGTTTTTGTGACGGTGATTTGATGCAATCGTTTATTTGTTTCATTTTGTTTTTCTTCATAAATATAAATAGGTTCATAGGTATCATTTTCCTTATATAAAAGAACACACTCCTTGGTTTCATCATACAGTGCATTTGATGAATATGAATTTGTCGGACAGATAACGCGAACCAATTCCCGACTGTCGTGTTTCACAACTTCAAGAATAATTAAATTTATAGGATACGGAATCAATTCGGGTATTTGTGTTGTAAATATATCCCATAAAAATGTATGGTCTTTTACAATAGACGGTTCTACTATATACGCGATAAAATTTTCATATGATGCAATTGTATATCTCGCAAAATCTTCTTGTGCATCCGTAAAATAATCCGATGACAATCGTTGATAAAATTGACTTTCTCGGTATTTGTCAATATCAATGGACGCATAATCCGGATTTAACGGTGCGAACGTCGCCACAAGAGAACTGTTATGCATAACTAAAAATAAATCAATCGTAATATATTTCGCGAGAATCGCAATCATATCCGACAATGATGTGGAAACACTATGTTCCATAAATTCGTCTTTTTTTTCTGGATTGTTCTGGATTTTTTTTCGCAATTGCAACACGTCATATATTTCACAAAAACAGGAAAGAAACGACTGTTGTGGTTGCATTCCATATCGTAAAAGAATCGGCGGAATATTTCCTTGCATTTTACGTTTTTGGGTGAAATCGGTTCTTTGAATTTGGAGAAACATTTCGAGAGAAGGTGAGAGATATCCAAATCGACCATATTCCAACGGAAATGCATTACTTATATATTCATTTTGGTTGATGGCTAATTTTTCAAGTTGGCTTTGCTGTTGCTCGCGTTCTTCTTTTTGTTTTCGATGTTCCTGTTTTTGTTCGTGCGTTTTCACGAAACAACAGGGAATTTTATAGGGAGAACGTTCGGTGGTTGAGAGAAACCCGGGGAAATTCTCAATATAATTACCGCTTTTATCTTGTCGTTTAAATTCATACACAAAGTTCCCGTTTTTCATTTCTTTTACTTTGTCCGTGGTTTTCATAATTCCTCCACACACTCCACTTTTTGCTTCTTTTTCACTCATGCTTCGATTTTCATTCATACACCAATATCGGGGGCAAATATAATAATATGGATTGTCCGCATCCGTTCCATATTCTAATGCATGATTGTTGTAACTGGCACTTCCAGATGTGGCATCAATATGTTCTTTTTCGGCTTTTGTTAAAATAACTGGTTGGCGCATGGACTGACAAATCGTCGAATAACCGCTATAGCGTTTATCCACACTGTCTTCAAATAATATAGGTTCTTGTTTTTTTAATCGTTTCAGAAAATAATTTTTAATATCATAGGCTTTCGTATTTTTTTTAATAGCCATATTTTGTTGCACTGGTTGCGAAGTCTCTGGTAACGAAGTCTCTGGTAACGAAGTCTCTTGTAGAGAAGAGGAGAGGAGTGGTTCTTTTTCTTTGGGCTGTTCTTTATTTTTGGGCTTTTCTTTTTCTTTTGGCTGTTCTGGTGTGGATTCCTCTTCCTCATCCTCTTCTTCATCTTCATAAATATATTCATCCTCATCATCGTTTAATAAAAACAAATTCTGTGGTTTTTTAATACTGTCGGACGACGATTTATTTTTAGATGACGATTCGTTTTCTTTTTCTTCTGATTTTTCTTTCGATGATTCTTTTTCTTCTGATATTTCTTTTTCTCCCAATTCTTTTTCTCCCGATAATTCTTTTTCTTCTGATAATTCTTTTTCTTCTGATAATTCTCCCGATAATTCTTTTTCTTCTTCCGCTTCTGATAATTTTTTCTTTTCAGGCGATTCATTATCAATAGGGAGAACGGGTAATACTATATTTTGTGTATTTGCCGAAAAACAATCCACCCCTTCAATGGTATCTTCAATAACTCCAGATACATATTTCTTAACTGTCGACAAATATTTTAACGATGAAATATCTTCTACTGTCACAGTTAGTTCATTCCGCAAGTCCACATCCATCATTGTTAAAAATCCCGCATGATCTATTCCACGTCCTTCCGCAAACCATGAAACCCCCTCAGTAAACACCCTTTTCGCATGTTCTTCCGTAAAATCACGAAATTTGTCCATTAATTTTTGAACTATCTTTGTCTCCAAATCGGGAGAGTTAATTCCCAATCTCTCCAACGTCTGAACAACTAAAATTAAATCGGGGTTCATGCGTTGATACTCTGACACACGTATATATCGTAATTCTGCATGTTTGTATTGATTTTGGTTTAATGAACTTTCAAAAAAATCAAATATAGGTGACGGACATTGTATTTGTTTATGCAGTTGCACAACATTATTTTTTGTCATTTGTGTCGTAATTGCATACGTAATATGTTTGTAATATACAGAGGGCGTTTCATGAAATGAGGTTGGATGAGGAATTGAAAATCCCATACTCGATAAATTTTGATTTAATTGTTGTATTACGGGAGAAACAATCGTTTGTAATAATTCATGCAATTCGGCAAATTCCAATAGAGGTGTGACATTTTCAGAATATACAGTAATAACACCATTTGATTTGAAATCCAAATACAATTCCATATGTCCGGACACTATATACAGAGTGATTTTATCGGAACGTTTTCCAATAATAGATGTATCAATACCACTAATATATTTATTTTTCGAAATAGTGCGGACTATTTTTAAAAGTTCTTTTGTTTCTATCGACGGAATCAGTTTCCCGTCCATCGATTTTTTATCGCAATACAATCGAAATATATTTGTTGACATAATACTTGAACGATATTCGATAAAAGGAATCGTGGGCGTTGCATGAATATTCTTAAACACAACTTCTAACGGGGGGGATATGTGTCCTTTTTCAGGTAACATAAAAAGCGTAAATTTGGATATACCCGAAGATTTAATAGAGGGTTCTTTTTTATCATAATAGGAGGAGATGTGCGTGTATTGGTCAAAAAACGGTTCGCTGTCGCGCGTATTTTCAATTAATTTGGGGAGAGCATATTGAAAATCCTGAAATGTTTTAAATACATATAAATGTGGATAATACATGGGATAAAAAGAATCTTCATTTCGCGCGAGACATACGAAAATATCGTCGCCCTCTTTCCAATTAAATTCAAACATAAGTTTTTGGTCAAATTGGTCAAACACGGTTTGCGATGTTTTTACGGAATTTATCGGATTCACTGGAAAAATAAAATTCATTGCCCCCATTTCAAATCCGAGAGGTATATCTCGAAAAATTTGTTTTGATTTCGGTTGGCGGTCGAAAGCGTCATAAAACATTTCATAAGTGGATAAATCGCCCACATTATGAATATCCACATAAATAGATAGATTATGCATAAATTGTTGAAATACGCGTGCCGATATTTCAACGGTATCATCTTTTGACAAAATACGGTAAATGGTCGGAAGTTGTTCTACTAAAAATGGCACCTTGTGAAACAAATACAATTCTTCGAAACATATTTTTGGTTTTTCCGAATGATTGGTTACATAAATTATTTTGCGTTTGACCGTTTCTATCGTATCATCTTCCTGAATAATAAGAGAGTCCCGACTAAACGTTATTGAATTGTAATTCTTATCTAAAAAAATAACCGAAGACATATATATTTATTATATATATATAATATGAATTTTATTCGTATAGCTGACTTTTTTATATTATTCCGACATATTCTCAAATAATTTACACAAATAATCTGTATCCAAATAGGGTGTCATAATATACGAATTTTTATGCCGTTGTTTTAGTTCGGATTTTATTTTTTCATAATTCTGACATTTTAATTTATTTGACATTCTTATATGTCGTTCATGCACGTCTACATATTTTATTTGTTGTTGTTGTTGTTGTTGTTGTTGTTGTTGCTGAGGCACTTCTTTCTCCTCACTAAGTAAATCATTTCCTATATCACTGAATAATGCAAATACTTCGGTTCTACGAATTGAATCCATCATACGAATCATTGGCAAATATTCTACTTCTTGTTCTTTTTCATTTGTTTTATTTGTTTTTGTTTCATTGTTTTCTCGTCGTAATGATAATATCCAATTTCTTACAAATAAAATTAAACTTGGGCAACAAACAAATGCATATATTCCCTGTTTATACACATAATTGCATTGTTTATTAATAATAGATTGAAGATATATATCCATATCCATATTACAACAGATTGAAGGTTGAGGCGGTTGCCAATATGGATGTCCATATGTAATACATTGCCATTGAGCAGAGACTTTATTATGTAACTGAAATTCACTATAGCTCGAAGTGGGATGTTGTTCCGATGAAGAAGAAGAAGACGAAGAAGAAAAAGAAGACGGTAAAGAAAAAGAAGACGATGTAGAAAAAATATAATGTCCATTCTCGTTATTGAATGTGCAGTATTCAGACGAACTTACTCCTATCCAAAGTTTACTATAAGATTCTTTTGAATTATAATCCAGTAAAAAAAACACAAAATCGCCACGTAACATACGTATCATGTAGTCAAATCCATATTTTTTATACATTCGTGCTATTTCCGCTGAATCATAATTATACAAATTCCCCTGAAATTGTATAAAAATATCCGGCTCATTTGTTTTTATTTGGGTGTTCTCGCCCTCCTCTTCACAAAAAAATACTTCAATTCCCATTCTATGAATCGGCAAAATGACCGAAGATGGAACTATACAGTGTTCATAATTTAATAACAGATACATACACATTTTACGTAATTATATCTTTATGTTATTTGATGAATATGGATTGCGAATAAGCCCTCGTCCTCCATTGTATTTCCAAAATACATTTAATTCATCTAAATTATGATTAAATCGTATGGTATGAACGAATTTATTTTTGGGAAATGTTTTTCGAATATACTCCAAACAGTGCTGGGTTTCTATAAAATACAACATGGTTAAATCGTCTACATAAAATGTAAATTCCGATAAATCCCCGTTTGGTAAATAGCAAACATTATGAATAGATTTAAATCCATTGTTTTTTATATATGAAGTTAGCGCATGTAAAATATGAAGTTCCTCAATAATTTGAACATTTGTTTTTTCTTTTACGAACATTGTCATAATTTTATATGTATGTTTTATTTTTTATTTTTTAAATTCAATTTTTTATTGGAACTTTTCGTCACTTACATATATACAATGTCAATAGAATGTCATCTATATTTTTGCCCTCTCAACAAACAAATAACCATAGATAAAATACGAAATACACTAACCCCAGATAAATGGCATATTGCGTTAAAAACCGATGAAATGCATATTCAGTTGCGTGAATTTATTAGTGAAGGAAATATGTGTAAAGGATTACGTAAGGAATATGTATTAGAATCGTTTATTGATTCGGATGCAATTCTTGTGATTGTTTTAGACGGTTATTTTTGTGGATTTTCTACCATATTGCGTAATGAAAAAGACAGTGCATTGGTAGTTGATGTAATATGTTCTCTCAAAAAAATGAATGGCATTGGTGCATATATGATAGAAGCATTGACCGAATTGTGTAAAGCCGATGAAATAAAAAATATTACATTGGGGTCGGTTACGGAAGCAGTTCCTTTTTATCTGAAACAAAATTTTGAATGTGAAGGACTTTGTATGATGACAAAACGGGTGTTGGGAGGAACAAAAACACAAACCAACAAGAAAAACCGCACTGGATAATCCCATTATTTGGATTGTTTTGCCATTAATGCCGTTAACCACGGTTTCTCCAAATCCAAAAGTAAATTTCGATAATTTACTGTTTTTTTTTCAATATCACTATAATTTTCATATTGTATTACCGTTAATGGTGTCAACATATACCAAACATCTGTTTTCTGTAATTGTTTCCAATATATATCCAATGCATATTGACGATGATTGTTTGGCTGTTTTTCCAACATGAACACACTTTGTTTAAAATTTCGAATAAGTGTATCATAATAATGAGATGCTACTACATAACATGTCGTGGTTTGGCAGTTATACACTCTACAAAAATAATCAATTCCATTATATTGTTCAAATGGCGGACAATTGTTTCCGCCAATAATTAACACATCCCATAAAGGTTGTATTGGCTGGTTCGCTTCTGCTTCTGCATCTGTATGAAAATATTGTTCAAATTTAGAGAGACTTGATAAAAATGTAGATGGGTCTGTAAAGGTTACATCGTCTTCACAAATAACTACATACTGCCATTGTTGCTGTTTTGCATATTCTAAACATTTTATGTGACTATACGTGCATCCAATAGCCCCTACTTTATGTTTAACCGCATTTATTCGTTGTCCCTGAACGTCATTTAATTTACGAAACTCGGTTTGAATATGCGCATTACGGTCGATTCGGTGCTCTAAATTAATATATAAAATATGATTTAATAACATTATTATTACATCATTGTTTTTTCTTATTTATGTATTTTCTTATTTTCTGGTTTGTCTTATTTTTCTGGTTTGTCTTATTTTTCTGGTTTGTCTAAATCGAGAATGTTCATAATTTTTTCGTGCCAGTTTCTTTTGATTTTTAAAATGCGATTTAATCTCGGGTAATTTGGATAAAACATATACTATTTTTTCTTGAAAGAATCCACGAAATTCTTTCATTCGGTCATGTATGTTTTCCGGCGAAAACCAGTCAATTTCTATTTTTTCAAAGAGTCTTGATTTGTTTAGCACATTTTTATCCATATGTTTCCATAAATGACGATGACTGTTGTTGTAATATTCAGGAAGAAAAACGTCATATGGAATATAAAATAAATGAAAATGATAGGTATCATGAACCAGTGGAAAAATGCCACCACTATGTTTTTCAAGAACTCTTTTACGTAAATCTTCTCCGTCTCCTAAAAAAAATGTCATTTCTTCACCTCCCTCTCGCAAAGCAGTTTCAAAGGGGGTTTCATTTCCTTCACTACCTCCTCCAAAATCGGACCATCCTTTTGCAGAATCTTCCATTGCATTTTCTTTACCGAATAGAAATAATAGTTTTCCATTTGGTGTAAATGTTATAGGCAACATACTTCCAGCAACCATGTTTTATATAATAGAGAGATTATTTTAGCAACCAAATATGGCAATTGAATCTATCATCTCTCGACCTCTCTAAGGTTTTCGTCATTATGCGTCTCCCAAATTGCGTCGGTCGCTAAGCTCCCTCCTTTTGGGAGACACGGTCTACGACAAGTTATTACGACAATAAACAAAAGACTGAATATTACCATTTTTTCATGAAAAAAGGTGTAAAACAATTTAAATATCAATCCTTTCATCTATATAATGACGGAATCGTTAAGAATAAAAACAACGGAAAGACAAGAAAAAGACCAATACAGACAAGAAAAAGAACAAAGACAAGAAAAAGACCAATACAGACAAGAAAAAGAACAAGAAGACGATGTTGTTACGGCAGAGGACTACATGGGAATTCAAAGTCAAAGCGGATTATTACTACAAAGTTTAATGGAATTCTATATGAGTGATCATAACCACATTGATATATTAAAAACGGCGGTTTGTGGTGAATCTCGCATTTCATTACGAATTATTGATTGGTTTGTAACAAATTTTTCAAAAAAATATTATACAATTTATGTGCTAAAAAATAGAGGTACTAATTCGTATCGGTTTAAAGTTCATAATGAATACAAACTTAAATTAAAAGGATACAGTAAAGAAATGTTCGATGTATTTTCGCGAGGTCCACGATTGGAAATGATGGATTTTATAACAACCGTTGGACAAATGTGTTTTTTTAAATGGGCTATTGAGAACCAAATTTTAGAATATATTGAAGCAAATTACGACAGTATTTTAATTGATATGAATAGTCGGAATAGCACAGTGAAACGCCGAGAAACCGATGATGACAACAATAAAACGAGAAAAAAACGACAAGAATTGAGTGTATCGGCATTAAAAACCATTAAAAAAGAACACGTGCATATTATTGTTAAATTTACATGATACATTATGCAGTACCACATATATAACAAATCTCATCCATTTCAATCCATGTTTTACTATCACAATCCGTGTTATCCGATAAATTATCCAACGGAAATATCTCATAAATACAAATATTTGTTTTTATAATAGTAATAATAATATCGTATGCTTTACGTAAAGCAACATACAATTTTCTAAAATCATCTTCCGCTTTAATATGGTATACGTCACATACATTCGAAATTGCCTTTAATTTACCATATATTTCATTATTATCGGAATAATCATAATTGATTATTACAATATGTTTATTTTTTAAACAAATTAATTTGTTCGGGTTCAATAGGGGTGATAATTCGGTCATTTTATTATTTTATTATGTTATTTGTTAAACAAAAAATAAAATTATCAATTTTATCTGATTCTGTACACCCAATAGTGGGGGCGTGGCGCATTCTGTGATGAAACCGATGCAGAAAAAATTGAAAATCTTTTTTTTAAGAAATTCTTTCACATAAAGACAAAAGAAATGACACACGTTCAACAAAACATCGCACAACTTGTAGATGAAATGTTTACATCTACTCCTACCTCGACTCCTACATCTACTCCTACCTTGACTTCTACTGCCGAACTTAAAAAAATAAAACAAAAACAGTATTATCAACGACAACAGGCAAAAATACGTTCAGACCCTGAACTTTACAATAATTATTTGTTGAAATGTCGTGAATCTGCAAAAAAAGCTCGCCAAAAAAAACAACAAGCCCGTTTACAAGAACGGGTTCTACAAAGACAAGAACCAGAACATGTGCAAGAACAAGAACCCGTGCAAGAACCAATGCAAGAACCAATGCAAGAACCAATGCAAGAACCCGTGCAAGAACCAGAACAAGAACCAGACCTCATGCAAGAATTCGTGCAACAACTACTAATACACATTCAAGCACCAATAGTTCGCGTTCGTAGTCCAGTTGTTCGAACCGAAGAACAAAAAGAACGCATAAGACAATACAATAAAATGTATAGAGAAACCCATAAACCAATCATGTCAATGGAACAAAAAATTGAAAAGAGAGCAGAAGATAAAGAACGTGTCATAATGTCAATTGAAAAATGTAGAAAAATTAACAAAGAATTTAAAAAATTACTTGTTGCTCATTTGCGTGAAATGTTTGCAGATTCACGCAAATTTGATGCATAAATTATTAAAAACTTAAAAACGCATATAAAAATACAACAATCGCAAGAAGGTATTATATTACGATAATATATAATGTTTTTTTTCTTTGGAAGTAATAAAACAAAAAGTAATAAAACAAAAATAATTCCAAATGATGCGGATAATTCATCTGTAAAAAATCAACCATCAGAATCCTTTTCAAGAAAAGAACTTATTGTGCCAAATCATACTTTAGTATCATTAACTGAAAAAATTATTTGTCTAGAAACACAGGTGCGTATATTGACGGAAAATGTGTATCAAATAAAAAAACATCAACAAGACACATATGACTTACTTCAAAATATACATGACCAATTATCGAACAATTAATTGCATTTGTCTTATTTTTTGTGTTTTATATTCATGTTCTTGTTCATTTTCTCCCATAAAAATAAGTCGATGGAACCGTTCTATTGCATATCCTTCGATTGGGTGAATATGATGGTCTAATAAATGAACAATATTTTGATAAAACGCGCGCGAACGAGATAAAATGCGGGCTTTAGAAACAACAAATTGTGCGCCAATAGCAAATGTAAATTTTTTATCTGTTAATCGTTTATGAAATATATGCGCATATACATTTTGTAATGTTTCCGCCAGATTTGGATGCACTGGACACCCTGATAAATTCGTGTCTACATGGACCTGACTTATAAACGCAAATTTCGTTTTTTTGGAAGAAAGATAAAATGGATTTTGTACGCATTTTTGAAGAGTGGAAACAATATCTGGAGAGTGGTCAAACGGATTTCCCTGTAAAAAAATAGTATATTCCGCTAAATTATTGTAATTTTGCACGATATGATGATAATATGTATGACCCTCTCTACCGACATTTGGTAATAAAATACTTCTGTCTTGTATATTACTTCTGTCTTGAATATTCGTTGTTCCTTTGCTATAAATAATAACATTTGTATAAGGAGTCAGCCATTCGAGTGATTCATTATAATGCGCTACAACAATTTGTATAGACATTGATATAATTGTCTTCCAATATATAGAGATATTTACCTAAGATTGTATATGGATATTTGGTTTATACGACATTGTGATAAAGACGCACATTCTGGAAATGACTGTTCTATAAAAGGATATGACCGAGCCCGAAATTGGGCAAATTATCCGCCGTTTTCTTCTATGCAAGAACCGCCTATAATTATAACATCGTCGTATCGACGGAACAAAGAATATCCATTTTGTAGGCAACGTTCTGAACGTATGTATATAACGTCACATATTTTACATGATACCCTACAACTTACATCGGATGTAGATGCGAATCACTGTGTTGGAGAGGGGAAACACGTTTTACGCGAAATAGTAGCTAAAAAACCAAAGAATGTCATTGTTGTGTGGGAACACGATGAAATTATAGAAATGATACGGATGTTAGGCATACCTCTTACAAAATGGAAAAATAGATGGAGAGACGAATATGGAATTGTATTTCGAATACAGCTCTCTGATAGCTCTACATTATCATACGATTGTTTTTCGTATACATCTCCAAATACATCGTGCATTACAAAAGATATGCAACAAACGTGGCTTGCGCCATTTATTAAAATAGACCGAACAAACCAAGGTATAGAGAAGAATGTCGGCATTGATTTTATTGGCGTTGAATTTATCGGAATTGGTTTTATCGGTATTGTTTTTATAGGTATTTTTATTTTTTTTATTCGAAATAAATGGAAAAAACAGCAAGAACAACAACAACAACAACAAAACAAAAGACAGTATTATACCATTATTATATAAAATCGGATTCTATGTTTGTGTCGGCTTCTGTTTCGGTGCCTGTATCAAATTCTGTGCCTATATAAATTTCTGTGTTTGGTGGAGTTACTGGTTCCATTATTTTACGATAAACGGACACATACTTATCGGGAACACATATTTCATTATTTCCAATGTATTCAAATACAAGTAATGTTGGCGGTAATTCCGGAAGTTGTTTTATATAATTGCATACACAATTTATACGAACCAATAATGTATGTGTTAGTGGGGGTAGGGTAGTTAAATTATTGTAGGAACACGACAATTCAATTAATGTATTTGGTAAATCGGGTAATTTTCGAATTTTATTATTCTCGCACCATAATTTTTTTAAATGGGAAGGAAGTTTTGGGAGAGATGTAAGCAGATTATCTTCACAATCCAATTCTTCCAATGAATTCGGAAGAGTCGGAAGAAATGCAAGACAATTGCCGGAACAATATAATTTACGTAGATTTACATATCGTGACAAATCAGGCAGTTTTTTTAATTTTTGTAAGGAGAATACCAATTCCGTAGTTGTTCGGTCTACGGGTAAAATGGTAATGTAAGGCGAATTCCAACCACTTGTTTGTTGGGAAGAATATTGTTTTTTATTGGGTTCTTTTTTTTTATCTGGTTCTATTCTTTTATCCGATTCTTTTTTTTTATCTGGTTCTTTTTTTTTATCCGAATTATTAGTTTGTATTGATGCGCCTCGTGTCCAATTCGTTTCCATATCACGTGTTCTATTTTACATAAAAAATATTCAATTTTATCTCAAGAGATAAAAATGAAAATAGAATTATTACAAAAATGAATATAACAAATAACAAACAAAAGAATGAAAACTGGTGTGTTAATTCTCGATAAAAAAACCTATGGAAAAATAGGAAAACGTTTATTGTATCGTTGTATAAGTAGTAGCGAAATAGGTAGCGAAAATGAAATATTTCTTATTCCCTATGAAATTCCCCTCTCATTTTCAAAAAAAACATGTCAAAAATATGTATCCTTTATAAAAGAACCAATAAAAGAAAAAGAAAATGAACCAATAAAAGAAAAAGAAAAAAATGTATCTATCGGAATATTACATGAGGTATTTGGAGATACCGACGATATTTCCGCCTATTTTGAATATCAATTAGCTACAAAAAATCTACGCCATTCGCATAAATTATTTAACGCACATATAAAACATTGTTTATTATCATCTCCTTGTTTATCTCCTCCTTGTTTATCTCCTCATTGTTTTACAATTGACGGACAATTTACCACCGATTTTGATGATGCCTTTTCGGTAAACAACGAAGGTGTTACGATTTATATATCAAATGTAGCCTATTGGATACATAAATTAGATGCTTGGCAATACCTCTCGGTTCATCGCCCAAACACCATGTATCTTCCAGATAAAAAACGTTGTATGTTGCCAGACGATATTTCCAATATTTGTTCATTACAAAAAGATAACATTCGACATGTGGTTGCATTACAAATTCGAATTATAAACGGACATGTTACATTTTCGGATTTTTATGAAACAACCATTTCTGTTTCCAAAAATTATGTATATGAAAGTTCGGATTTATTAGAATCGGACGAATATCAGAAATTACTTGCATTTACATTACTTGCATTTACAGATAAAAATGCAACGAATGATAGTTATGCGGTTGTTGCGTATTGGATGGAACAATACAATCAATATGCGGGAGAAAAATTACAACAATTAAAAAAAGGATTTCTGTATCATTTTACCAAACACAGTTCTCACGAAACAAATCATCCAATATGGGAGCCAATTCCGACAAAACAGAGAGGATACTATTTACCCACAGATGCTACTATTTGTTATGCCCACGCAACAAGTCCAATCCGGCGACTTCCCGATATTTACAATCAGTGGTTTTTATTACAAAAGGAGGGAGATGTATTGTTACCATTCACCGATGAATTAAATAAATATATACGATATTCCAGAAAATTACAGATGGAAATTGCATTATTGGACTGCATTACGCATATATCAATAGACACAAGTTTTACGGGAGTCGTAGTACAAACAGAAGAAAAAGAACAAAAATATACATATACCATTTATTTACAAAAATTCAAATTATATTCACAATATAAAACATCCGTTCCGTTAATTGGCGATACCCATTTGTTTCGCATGTTTTTATTTCAATCGGAATATTCATTGAAAAAAAAGGTTCGAATATGTCTATTGGAGGAGTGAGTTATGCGAGTGATTTATAGAAAAAAGGAAAAAAGATGATACAAGTCATAGATAAATAAATTTCATACTCATATTATATATGTTTTCTTTTTTTCGTCAGAATCAGAATCAAAATCAACAGAATCAACAAATGCGACAACAAGAAGCGAATTTACAGAACCAATTGAATGAAAAAAATGCCGAACTTTCGGATGAACAATCTCGTTTTTCTCAGATGAACGGACAATTTGAATCCGAGAGACACAATAATTTTGAATTGGAACAAAACTTGACGAATAAATCCATCGAAAATCGACAGTTGGCACAAAATATTCAGAAAAATGCGGAAGATTATAAAAAATACAAAAAAGATACCGATAACGCGATAGAAGATATTCTGGCAATGGAGATTTCACATATTAATTACACCTATATCGGAAATCAAAATAAATTATTAAATGACAAAATACACGAACAAAAGAATTCACATATAACCGACAATCAACGAACCATGTATTCACAAACCGATTTAGCCAATGCGAAAAAAACATACGACATTCTTTTTTACATATATTTCGGCATTTTTATAACGCTGGTCGGTTGGTCCATTTTTTATGCAAATAAAACATTTTTTTTATTAAGACTGTGTGTATTGCTCCTGTTTCTATTATTTCCATTTTTTATGTCAGTGGGTGTATTTCAATCGTGGTATAAATATATACGTGCCATTTTTTTGCAAATTCCATTCTCTAACTAATACAACAACATAACAATGAATTTTCAAGGTCCTCAGCCGTCTATTCCTATTGCCAATCCTATACGAACAATTCAAGAAAGTGTGCAAAAAGTAGGAGATACTATTGCACCGGTTATTGCACCTGTTATTGCACCTGTAGTAAATGCCGTTTCAAATACGGTTCAATCGGCTCAAGATGCTGTATCGAATACTATTTCTCAGTATGGTTCGGTTCAATCAATTCCAAATGCGACACAGAGTTTTCTTTCGTCAAATAGCATGCTTGCAAAATTCGCATTTATTATATTTGTATGTATTGTGTTTTTATTTTTAATGAATTTAGGAATTACCTTAATCGGACATTTTTCACATCCGCCCGCCAATCCAATGGTGATTCAAGGATTGTTGAATGGAACGCAAAATGTTACCGTTTCGCGTGACCCAAAACAAACAAATTCGGTGACTATATTAAATTCAAATAATGCGAAAACTGGATTGGAATTTACATGGGCGGTTTGGATAAATATTGGTCCATCAACTTCTACTACAACGACTACCTATAAGAATATTTTCAATGTAGGAAACAATACATATGACTCTCAAACCGGAATTGCCACTGTATCAAATGGACCGGGTGTTTATATAACACAACAAAATGGAATCAATACATTACGCGTTATTATGGATGTTACTCCAGACCAAACTATTCAAAATCAGTTCATTGACATTTCAAATATTCCGTTCAATAAGTGGGTAAGTGTAATTGTTCGTGTAGAAAATATGATTATGGATGTGTATATAAACGGCATAATTACAAATCGGTTGAATTTTACCAATGTTCCCCATCAAAATTATGAAAATATAAATGTTTGTGCGAACGGCGGATTTTCGGGACAATTGTCCAATTTACTGTATCAAAATAGTGCCATGAATATTTTTGAAATTGGAAAGACCGTATTCAGCGGTCCAAGTTTAACGGCATATGCGGGACCATCTGCCTCAACTACATCGGCAACTCCGTCCAGTAGTAATTATCTATCATCTCAATGGTATTCGTCAAAACTACTGACATCCAATTTTTAGAGAAGATTTATTTGCTTCTTCTTACTTCATGATTCGATTCAAGATATTTTTCTCCATATAGAATATAATGAATCATCTCTCTCCCGCATCCATTAACTCGGCATATAGCAACACAACTGGCTATATTGCCCCCATGCATGCAACGGGCGGAACATCGACAAATGTTGCGTCGCCCTCCTCCATCCAAGCATCCAATTTGGCAGGAACTACGGGTGGACGACGAAGTAAAAGACGATTAAGTAAAAATAAAAGTAAAAGACGATTAGGACAAAGTAAAGGAGGAAGCACCCGACGATTAAGTGAAAGACGACGTATAAGAAAACACAATAAAACCGAAAAACGAAGACGTTAGAAAAAGTATATATATATATATGAAAAAAAATATAAATTTATCTGGTAGAAATTTAACAGTTTTACCAGATTTATCAGGTGATTTAGATACAACAACTTTAAATTGTTCAGAAAATAAACTAACTTCTCTTGAGAATCTTCCTCCCAATTTAGACACCTTACTATGTGATAGAAATCAAATTACGTCTTTAGGTAATCTACCCTCTCGTTTGACCGTAATAGACTGCGGTCATAATGAACTGACAGTTCTTCCAGAACTTCCTCCAAATGTAATGAGATTACAATGTGAATATAATCAACTAACGGTTCTTCCAGAACTTCCTCCAAATTTAATGACATTATATTGTTATAATAATCGACTCACTGTTCTTCCGAAACTTCCTCCAAGTTTAAGAACATTAGATTGTCACCGAAATTGGCTGACAGTTCTTCCAGAACTTCCTCGAAAATTAGATATATTAAAGACTTTTTCTAATCAACTTACGGCACTTCCTCCTATTCCTGTTTCACTAAGACACTTAATGATTGAAAATAATCATATTAGATTTCCTCCAGAAAATATGCAACAACTTTCTCCTGAAATTCAACAGATAATTCGCAATGAAAATCGAGAGCATGAGCATGAAGTAGATTCAACTCAAGTCCATAAAGAATCCGAGAATATTAATTATAAAAAGCTTATTTCTGTGTTAAAAACGGAATTGCATATACCCTCTCCATCGCCGTCTCCGAATTTAACTTTTGACTATATTGAGACAATATTAAAAGAATTGTCAAATAATGACCCCACTATTTTAAATGGAATTGAATTATTAATGCAACAAAGATTGCGTGGATTGTATTATGCGCAATTTTCAAAATCAATAAGATATGCTTCTTATTATACGCTTGCATTTGTAAAACAACAACCTCCAGAATTTCAAAAAGCTTATATAGAAAACTATATACATGATGTACTTACCGCAAACAATGGAACTGGATTTGGAGCAATATCATGTGCCGGAGGCGCATTAGAACGAATTATTTTGTCATTGAGCGCATCATGTTTATTATATGTTGATAAACCCGAATATGAAACAAATAAATATGATATACTTGTTCGTGCAATTTCAGGAGTAGATATTGTGTCTATTCCATTATTAACTGAATTTACAAAAGAATGGTTTCAAATTCATAAACAAGGCACGCCAGAAGAATTTTCTGTAACAGAATCCACTGAAAATAAAATAAAAAGCTTAAAAGATTTTTTATTAACAAAAATACATGTTGACCAAAGAACCTTGCCGGAAACAAATCGTATGATAGATGAAATTATTTCGGGGGTTACATTTGATCCAGATGATTTTGTATATGGCGGAAAACGTCGTTTTAAAAAAAGACGATTTACAAAAAATAAATACAATAGAAATAAAAATAGAAGAAAATCCAGAAAAATCAAAAGGTGAACTACCAGTTTCTATTTTTTATATTCGAGTTGAAACGTTCGACATTTCGTTTTTACTATAATGCCAATATGGGTAAAAACCCCTCTTTGAGAGACGCATAATGACGAAAACAGAAAACTTATCTATCTAATATGGATAATTTAGATAGATGTCCTTTTGAATTAAATGCCGACGCATCATGCAATCGATGTTTCACCAATACCTTTGGACAGTTATAAAATAAAACATGTCCCGATTTTTTTAATCGTAGCCACAATTCATAATCTTCAATTCCGTTTTCTTTCCACGAACAATATCTTTTATGTAAAATAACACTGCTGTTAATAATCGGATTTGGTCGAAACGATGTATTTGTAAAATCTCCCACCGGAATTTTCGGAATGATGCCATTCAAATGCTGTTGTTTTCCGGATGCCATATATACACATTGTGTGCCAACAACATCAAAATGCTGTAAAATAGGAGTTTGTATTTCTAATTTATGTGGGTGCCAAATATCATCTACGTCTAAAAGCGCAATAAATTCGGCTTGGCACATGTTCATCATTGCGTTTAGAGTAATGGATTTTCCTTTCAAATGAAACCAGTCGAAAATACGAATGGTATGTGTGGCTTGATATGGTAAAACAATTTCACATGTTTTTTGATATACGTCTGAATTTTCTTCATGACCATTTACGGCGATTAATACCTCGTAGTTCGAATAGGTTTGATTCATGACAGACAAAAAAGATTCAGATAAAAATTCAATACCATTGTATAAAGGAATACATATACTTATTTTTTGATTTTGTTTTTGTTTTTGTATTTGTTTTGATAGTTGCATTATAATATAATATATGTTTTTTTATATTATCTTACTTATCTCCCATATAAATCCCCTGTTTCCAAGTTCCCGACAACAATATACCGTCCATATATTGTATTCCAACACCATTGTATTTCCCAGTTTCTGAGTCAAATTCTCCTTCATATGTGTCTCCATTGGCATACGTTATTTTTCCGTTGCATGGATTTGCGTGTAAACCGTCCCAGTCTCCGACAAATACATCTCCATTTGCATATTGAATGGTTTGAATGTTCATAGTTATGTATGTATTTATATATGTATTTATATATTTTACGTGCGTGCTGAAATTTATGGAAATAAAAATCGGTCAATCGTTGTTCTCACACAAAAGAATCGATGACATAAAATACTTACTAAAAACAATCCCAAAAGCGTTTTACATAAAAATAACAAAGAATAATCTCCCCAAATCCACCATATAAAAACCGCTGCAAGAATCGTAAAAAAAACATCTACCCCCGCTAAACCGAATATTCGATATTTATGAATACCTTCCTTTGGTTTTCCAAATATATTGGCAAATGCACAAATTTCTTTATTCATCTCCTATATTGACAGACAAAAATCTTATACTATTATAATAATATGAATAATGAACAAGACCTTGGATCAGGAACAGAAGAACAAAGACAAGAACAAAGACAAGAACAAAGACAAGAACATTCATCGAATTATCATGTAATTCGAGAGCAAGTATTTGACGTAAGTCGTCCAATGTCCGATAGAGAAGTAAATGCGAATTTACATGTAATTCAATATCATTATGACGAAATAAAAATGTCGGAAACTACGTGTGCCATTTCGTTAAATTTATTTACAGAGGGAGAATATATACGACAAATAATCGTATGTGGACACTATTTCAGTAAAGACGGATTAAATAACTATTTAAAAATAAAAAATAGACGAAATATACCATGTTGTCCATTGTGCCGAAAATGTTTTATATTTTTCAATGTCTATCGCGGTGAAACAAACACATTACACGAATCCCCCCTTATTCGAAATGGATATGGCGAAATGCAATATGCAAACGGTCCTGTATATAAAGGCGAATGGAAAAATGGAATGTATGATGGTAATGGCACATATATTTGGAATGATGGAACTCAATATACAGGAGAATGGCGACAAAATCAAATGTGTGGATTTGGAAAAATGATGCACGCAAATGGGGATGTATATGAGGGAACATATACATTCGGAATGAAATATGGATATGGGAAAATGACATATTCAAACGGCGATGTATATGAAGGAAACTGGTATGGCGGAAAACGGGAAGGTCTTGGAACACAAACGCAACTAACAACCGGATGTTTTTTACGTAAAAAAAAAATAAAAAAAACGGGAATTTGGAAAGATAATGTGTTTTGTGATTCTTGAAGCCAATGCTTATTTATAAAAATTGAAAAACTTTTTACATGTATTTTTATTATTAAAAAAAAATAATAAAATGAATTGCCATTGCGGAATATGCAAACAAATTGGACACACATCCGCTGTATGTCCCTATAAGACAACAAATCGTGTTGAACAAACCATTCTATTGTATGATTTGTTATATAAAAAAACAAAAAAATCAAAGAGTGACGTACAACAAAATACATTCTATTACCGATTCAATAACAATAATTATGTTGAGTGCAATCGTCAGATAGATTTGTTCTATAATATGCTTGTGCATCGAATATGTAATGTTCCATCTGGCGATGATATGTATTATTACAGGACACACAATACGCCGAATAAAGTTCAAAAATATTTAACTATTCGCGATAGTGAAATTCCACCGCGTCCATTACATCAACACATACATAATAAAACAAATAAAACAAAAATAGATGTTCTTTACGCACACAATGTACATTTACAAAATGTGATTTTACATTTGAAAACAAACATTGATAAAATAATTAACGCAAAAAGAATAACCAACGTAATGATTGACGTGCCCAAACTGTATGTATTGGTTGAAACTATGGAACAATCTGTCGAATATAGTAAAATAAAAATAAGCCAGATAAGGCATCAAATGATAATGACGGAATATGTGTCGTCGGACTATTATGCGAAAAAATTAAGATTCATGGTTGCTTCACGACCGACAATGCAAATTACTACAGAAAGTGCTTGTGAAAGAAAAATAGATGAGTTTGACTGTTGTATTTGTTTGACAACAGTTAAACCTGAATTTTCCGTAAGTCTTGGGTGTAATCATAAAGACTATTGCCGAAATTGTATATTTGAATTGTGTAAAATAACATCGACCTATGAATGTCCAACTTGTCCCATGTGTAGAGCAGTCGTAACAACTATTTCGGTGTAATTGGTGTAAATTTTTGGTGTAATTGGTGTAAATTTTTGGTGTAATGGTTATTTTTTTAGTTTTCTATAAATATATTCGGATTCTCGGATAACTGATTCCAGTCTATTTTTGCTGGATTGGCTTCCAATAAATGGATTGCATTTGGATTTCTGGATAACGAAGCCCAGTCTATTTTTTCTGGATTCGCCTCCAATAGAGAGATGGCACTGGGATTTGTGGATAACTGATTCCAGTCTATTTTTTCTGGATTGGCTTCCAATAAATGGATTGCGTTGGGATTTTTTGATAACGAAGCCCAGTCTATTTTTTCTGGATGGGATTCCAATAGAGAGATTGCACTCGGATTTCTCGATAATAAGTTCCAGACTATTTTTTCTGGATGAGATTCCAATAGAGGAATGGCATTCGGATTTATTGACAATGCAATCCAGTCTATTTTTTCTGGATGAGATTCCAATAGAGAGATGGCATTTGGATTCATCGATAACAAGTTCCAGACTATTTTTTCTGGATGAGATTCTAATAGAGAGATGGCGTTGGGATTTTGAGACAACCATTCGAAACATGTTATTTTTTCTGGATGTGCTTCCAATAAAGAGATGGCGTTGGGATTTTGAGATAACCAATACCAAACTATTTTTTCTGGACGGGCTTTCAATAGAGAGATTGCGTTTGGATTGGTAGATAACCGATTCCAGTCTATTTTTTCTGGATGGGATTCTAATAGAGAGATTGCATTTGGATTGCAAGATAATGCGGTCCAATTTAGTTTTGTTTCATTTACCCATGATAGTAGTTGGTTCATTTGTATTCATATTATGTTATCTTTGAGTTTGTTTTTTTGTATGTTTTACAAGGGGTCGTCGAGAAGTTTGTTTTATAGTTTTTTTGTGAATATTTTGTATTTTTTTCTTGGCGGAAGCCAATGAATTAAACATATTATCAAACAGTGAATCATCAATTACTTGATTAAGCGAATCTGTTTGAAAAGGCATTTGTGGACGCGAAATAACAATTAACCCTATTGGAATCGCAAGTGTATTTTCTTCTTTTATGTTATTTGTATTTTCTCCACCAATCATACCAACTCCACCAATCATACCAAAATGAACTGGGTATCCTCCCTTAAACAAAGGGTCGTGGTCGGCGGTTTGTTCAAATGTATATTTCGACAAAAAAGACATCTATAATATACTCTTTCTTTATTTTTCGATAATCAAGAAACAATAAACAAAATCAACGATTTTCTTGTTGAAAATCTCGTTTTAATTCAGTTGTTATTTTTACGTCACGATGTTTTTTTAAATAATTAATAATATATGCGACTTGTTCCTTATCCGGAATAATTGCGCCTAAAGTAGATTCAAGATATGCATATGTTAATGAACTGTAATCACGTTTTTCAATAAGAGAAACAGATGTTTGTCCAAATGTTACTGTAGGCAAAGAAGCATTTTTCATATGTTGCACCAATTGCGTAGATACAGTCGTTCGTTGTTGGCGAAGTTGTTTTGCTTTTTCATTTAAAATAGCCAATTGATTTTCAATAGTATTCCATTGTTGAAATAATTCAAAAGGCGTTGTTTGTGTTGTTGTTTTTGTTTGTGTTGTTGTTTTTGTTTGTGTTGTTGTTGGTGTTGTTTCCATGTTTGATTGTTATAAAAAGAAGTATGTTTTTATTATCAATTTTCCCTCGCGAGGCACACCAAGCCTTGTATGTTCCATAAAATTGAAAAGGAAAAAAGAAATAAAGCGAGACAAATTAATTATATATATCCATTACAAATGTCAGAAAATCATTCACATAGAAAAGACGAAGAGGATGACGATGCGTCCTCCGCGTCTTCATCAAACTCCGATTCTGATAATGAGTCTGATTTAGAAGGAGGGGATGATTCAGAAGCCGATATAGATGTCGATGCAGAAGCAGAGGCGGAAGCAGACGATTCAGATGACTCGGACAATGAGCACGACCCATCAAATAAAATATTTAAAGAGGTTTCCGTGAATCATCCACAAAATAATGATGACGACAACGAGGATGACGACGACAATGATTCTGATGAACAAGATAATTCAGAAACATATTTACAAAAGTTTGAGAAGGGTCTTCGTCAAAATATTATATCGGATTTTCATCCAGAACTTCAAGCAAAAAATTACGAAGAAATATTACGAATGACCACCATTATCCGTAATGAAAACGGTGTTATTGACGACCCTTTCCATAAAATTGTTCCATGGGCATCCAAATATGAAATTGCGCGTATTTTAGGAGAACGTGCCCGACAATTGCAGGCGGGTGCGGAGCCATTTATAGAGATAGATGATACCATAATGGATGAATATGCTATTGCAAAAATGGAATTGGAACAGAAAAAAATTCCCGCCATTATCGAACGCCCCTTTCCGGGAGGTGGATGTGAATATTGGAAAATTGAGGATTTAGAATTTATTACACTGATATGAAACCCATAAAACAAACCCATGAAGAAACACACCTATAAAACCAACTAATGATATAAATAGTATATATTATTAACTACAACCCATGAATTCGGATCTGGAACGTATTCTAATTTCAATTGAAAATCTGTATGGCACATACAAAGAATATCCCCAAATAGTGAAAAAAATTCAACAATATATTGAAATTCAATTGCCCGCCTTACTCCAAACTACCCAAATATCGATTATCGAAAAACAACGCTTCATTCAAGAGAAAAATGTCTATGTGGAGCATTTTATGCAAACATATTCCTTTTTTTACATACCACAAACCGATATATTTATATCAAAAGATAACGGTCACTATAAAATAATTTCGGAAGATGATTTACTGTATTTTATTTTACGGGATATTTCCTCGCAAAAAAACATATATCTATCCGAGTGGAAACAAAAAATTAAAACAACCATTATAAAACAAATAAAGAGTAAATTATTCGTCCAATCTGTTCCAGAATCCGAGACCATTCAATTCGTAATAAATAAATTATGCCCCTATGTATTTGCGTCTCGAACCGAAGCCAAATATTTTTTAACTATTTTGGGAGATTCTATTTTGCATAATAAAGGAAATCCTATGGTGCATTATTTGGATGCAAATATACGTCCGATGATAGAGACAATTCGCTCTCAATGTTATTCTGTTTTGGGAGTGAATATTGGACAGACGATAAAATATCGTATTCATCATAGACACCCACTCATTAACTGTCGTATATTAAAAGTTAATGAAAATATACGAGAAGAGGTATTAATGCCTATTTATGAAAATATTATCGATTTTTTGGGTGTGTGTGCGCATTATTCAATTCGATTTCAAAATTCGGACGTATTTTTAAAAGATATAAGTAACGACGATACAATTGAAACGCGCGTATTCTTTTTGGCAAATACGCCGTGTTCAACGTTGGTCTCGTCCTTTTTGGGAGAATATATTGAACCTACCAACTTACCGACACATATACTTACATGGAATAAAATATTGTATTTGTGGAGATTGTTTTTATCAAAACATGACATGCCTCTTGTATTAAAAATGGAATTAAAAGACACATTGTTGTCAGAAAATAGTCCATTCAAAGATTATCGGTTGGTGGATAGTGGCAGTGGCGAAGTTTCATTTGTGGGATTAACAAGTAAATATCTTCCGATAGTGGAACAGTGGATGGCATTTTGGGAGGAAGAAATTGAAATTGTGGAGGATACCTCTCCGTTTTCTGTATTGGAAGTCGATGAAATAGGACAATTGTTTCGAAATTGGTCCGGTCAAAAATTGGGAGAAAAACAAATATTGGATTTATTGCATTTTTTCTATCCAAATATACGAATATGTAATGATAAATATATATGTTCCGTTATATCATCTCATTGGGATAAAGTGGCAGATATTAAACGGGCAATGTATCATCAACATATAGAAAATAAAAAACATACAGAAGACCCTTATGTATATTATTGTAAATATTATCGTAATAAAATGGACCCTATTTCTTCAAAAAAACATTTATTGGTATCAAAGTCCTATTTTACTATGGTGTGGGAACAAGAACAGGAACCAAGACAAGAATAAGAAAGAAACACAGAGAAGAAAAAACACAGAGAGAAGAAAAAACACAGAGAGAAGAAAAAACACAGAGAGAAGAAAAAACACAGAGAGAAGAAAAAACACAGAGAGAAGAAAAAACACAGAGAGAAGAAAAAACACAGAGAGAAGAAAGAAACACAGAGAGAAGAAAGAAACAAAAAAATGAAGTTAAATAAAATATATAATAATGTATAGTATTGTATATTTATGTTTTCAAAAAAAGAAAAAAAGGAATCAAAAGAACTCCTCTCACAAAAAAAACCAAAAGAACAAAAACCAAAAGAAACAGTTCAAACACTTATCGAAACGGCAAAATCGCTTGGACTAACGGGTTTATCAAAATTGAAAAAGGCTGAACTTTTTGAAAAAATAAAACATCATTTCATGCGACAATCCAGTGCTATTATTATACAAAAATATGTGAGACGACAATTTATATTAAATTATCATCGAATACGTAGACAAAATAGAAACGAACCGGTAAACACAACTGATTTTTATACATTAGAACTGTTGTCGGAAATACCAAAGAATCAATTATTTATATGCACGGACGCTGGATTTACCTATGGATTTGATATTTTATCGTTGGAAATACTTATTCGACAAGGATATGGACAAGGACAAGGACACGGACACGGACAACAACAACAACAATTACAAAATCCATATACCCGCACCCCCCTCTCAGAATCCGTAAAGAAAGATATATTGTCATTTCTGTTTTATTTTCAAATAACAAATATACAAATCATGCCCGAATACACAAAATTGTCATTTAAAGGAAAATCCTTATATCCATCGTCGATTCATCCAGAAACAAATAAACACATGTCAGCTACACTACTTACTATTCTTGCTATTAGAGAAAAACCATTATATCAAAGAATAGATGATATATTTGGCGATATTTGTTCGTTGGGGTATTTTGTGTATAGCGAGTGGTTAATAAATCTTTCTCGACGAAATATTATTTATTTTTATTACGGATTAGTAACATTTTGGACAACACGAGGAAATGTATTAAATGAAACCAAACGTGCTATTTGCACCATTACCCAAGGAAATGCTTTGTATCAAGTTGAATATCCAAGTCAAATATTATATTCATTTTCTACGAATGACATAATGGAATTGTGTGTCATTATTATGGAAAATTTAATGTATGGTTCTGGAGATATTGAAATGCGTCGTATGGGAGCTATGTATATATTAATACAGCTAACACATGTATCTGAAATGGCATCTACCGGATTACCGTGGTTGGTTTATTAGTCGATTCAAAAAATTGATTTATAATTAAATATTATATTAAATGAAATATAATGTTTTATCAATATTTGTATCCCATATGTATCTCTCTTATTGGAGCCGGATTTATTTTATGTATTGAGGAAACCAATACAAATAAAATAGACACAGACGAAATAGACACAGACGAAATAGACACAGAAGAAATAGAAAAACAAAAGAAACAAATAGAAAACAGAATACTATTTGAACTGTTTCGTTTATGCAACATATTATTTTAGTATCGTAACTTTAGTATCAGTAACTTCTTATACATTTGCATCTCGTCTCATTTTTTCGAATAATTCATCTCTAACATCTGGACTCGCTACCTCTCTATCGTCCAATCCAAGCGTATCCACCAAATTGGTCAATTGCCCATTTTCATCAATATCTTGGGTAAGTTTATTTCCGGTTTTAGTAGCCAATTCAACATTTTCTTTGATGGCACGTTCCTTTGTCTCTCTCACGCGACGTTCAAATTCAATCTTTGACTTTTCATCACTCTTTATTTTCTCATGATGCAATTCATTTAATTCCTGATTCAAAAATTCGATATTTCCTGTCTTGTATGCATCCGGATGCATTGGCACCCAGTATCCCAACGGCATCACATGCACATCATGATTCGGGTCGCGCTCGCGTGCCTTGATTCCCGATTTTTTCGCTTCTTCTTCTGTATTGGTCGCCTCATGGATTTTTAGCCCACTAACCGATGTTTGAAATTTATTGTCTTTATTAAATTTCTCGGTTAATACATCTTCGTTCTTATCTAAAAATGTTTTGTATTCATTTACCGTATCCGCCACAGATGTCTCTCGAATCTTTGTTCCCTCTTCCACCAAGAATTCTTGAAAATCTTTTAGGAGATTTTCCGTATTCAGATTGTATTTATACGCCATATAATGAACAAATTGTGTATATTTATCCATGGACTTGATGAAATCCCATTGATGAATAAATTTGGTAAAAAGAAAATCCTCTCTACGTTGAATAAGATCTTTCGGAGAAATAAAGGACACCGATGCCCATTTAGGACCATGTGTAGGAGGAGTTTCCGTCAATAAATCTACATATTTAGGATTTGGTTCGCCCGAGTGTAATGTTTCTGTGGGAACATTGTTTGGAGGAGGTGTTACGTGAGAAACAAGATTTTCAAAAGACATAAGATAGATGTAATAGAAACCGTTCTTTATGTTGTTTAGCAATACATTTAGCATTTTTGTTATATCTGTTTTTTGTAGTCTTTTTTGTTTGTTTAATATATAATAACATGTCTGCTTTTAATATTACCGAATTCGTTAAGAAGGTCATTAAGTATTTGTTAGAAGGTCTTGTAGTGGCTTTAGTTGCCTATGTCATTCCGAAAGCTTCACTTAAAGTTGAAGAAATTGTGGTTATTGCCTTAACCGCCGCCGCAACATTCGCGGTTTTAGACACATTTCTTCCATCGGTTGCCTCATCTGCTAAAAATGGTTTAGGTTTTGCCATTGGAAGTTCTTTAGCGGGAGGTATTCGTGTTATGGGATAATTAATTAACATATCATCAATAAAAATATCGTTTACGATATTTTTATATCATTCATAGTGCATAAAATTGTAAATATTATATATAATGTCATCTATTTTACGTAAAACCAGTAAATTTCGCCCAACGAAAAAAGATTCGTTATCCTATTCATCATCGTCTTCTTCTTCCCGTTCCTCTTCCTCTCGTTCTTCTCATGCATCTAAAAAACGTCGAACACAAAAACGCGTCACGATTGATATAAGTCGCAATACATCTGTCTCTCCAAAACAACAAAATCATACCTTCCTGACCAATAGAGAACTTGCTTACAATAAACAAACACGAAATAAACATTCACCTATACCCGATTATGTTGATGAGAATCTTATATTAGAACACGGCATTGCTCGACAAAATGCACAAAAACAGCGGGATATTGCAAAACAGAAAAAAATGGAGCGTATTTTTACTAAAAAAATTATTATACACAAGGTATCTCCAAGACCAAAATAGTCGTTATACAATATCCCCGTATTTTCGCATTTGTATATCTTTAATTTTATCGAATAATGGTGTATTTTCTGGCACTTCTATATATCGAATTGAATTTCGAAATATATCGTTTCCGTATGAAAAGAGCGGTTGGCTTAAAGAAGGAATCCATACGATTAGACATGCGATTGTAAATATACCAATATACACAGATTCAAATAATGGCAGGTAGGTTTCGTCCGTATATATTTTATTTCGGGTTTCATCGTAATGGTATCTTTTTGGTTTCATCATTTGTTATATATTTTGTTTAGTTCGTTTTTATTACGTTTTATTTATCAATTTTATCTTGGATAAATGGATAATCGTCATTATGCGTCTCTCAAATTGTCGTCATTGGGCTTTTGCCCAAGAGAGACACGGTCTACGACAATATGGTATTATATTACTTTGGACATACACCGTAACACATACCCTTATAATAATAATAATCCCGATTTGTTACAAAGATATCACTATAATTCGCTTTTGCGGTTGGTCCATATTCATCTCCATGCACACATTTTTGTCCTCCCAATAAAACACAACAACTCGTGCTCGCACATGTATTTTTATCCATGGCTTGACATCGTTTTTCCAGTTCTATCGGTTGGTCTCGGTATTTTTCACAAAATCCCATAAAATCTTGTGCCGATGTATATTGTTCTCCTGTTGGCATTATAGCCGGATTTAAAAACACGCTATCTGTATATGACGGCACAAATCCTCCTCCTTCATTTGGATGATATGTTCCCGGTTGATAATAGGTTGCCGGTGGAATATTTACACTCACATCATAAAAATTGTTTCCGGGAACCAATTCATCGGCGTGATAGGAAAGATTAAAATTATCCGAGTTATATTGTGTAACTGGATTGGATGGACTATTGGTAGAATTTGTAACGAACAAATTTGTTGGGGCGTTGCCATTGTTCGGATTGTTTATAATCGATGCCTGAATCGTTGGTTGAATTACCGTTTTATCCGTATTTGTTGTATATCCATATGGAATCGGTGATATGTAAGGTGTGCCATTTTGTGTGGTTCCACTTTGATAATACCCATCCGGAATTCCGGACGACGGAATAAGTTTGCTTCCAATCGGAATCACATTTCCGGACGCATCCATAATAGTTGTTGTTTGCATTGAGGAAGAGGTTTGTGTTAAAGGAGAGGTTTGCATGGTTGAAGAAGAAAAAGAAGGGGTAAATGATTCTTGAACGAAAACGAATCCTGATAAAAAAAGAATTAATAATGAAATTATTACGACTAAATATAACATAATATATCTGGATATTATTCGTCTGTCAAACTCGCCAGACAAAGCTTGATTTCCCCAAGTGATGCCACATTGTATTTAACAATTAATGGCTTATCATTTCCCAAATAAATTTCCAAATGACTGCACAAGGGCGTGCATTTAATAAAATTGTTCAGTGATTTTAATGAAAATTCGCCCTGAATAATAACCGAATCGTCCGGTTTTTTACAAAAGGTGAGTCCTTCGGCTTCCGTTCGATAAATTCGCGATTTTGCATATAATCCCTGACATGAAAAAATCAGTTCGTTTCCAACCGATTTAATTTCAATTCTCTCTGAAATAGCATAAAAATCACGAATAATCTTCTGAAAATAAGAACTCGATAAATTAATAATGGTCGAATAATCTACATCCGGAACAACCATTTCCTCCGTATCCGGTTCAATTAATTTCAATTTTTGATTATAACACTGCTTTATGGTTACATCATCAAATTGAAGTCCGAGTTCGCTTACGGACCCATCATGATAATCGTCTTTTTCAATATAAAGTGACAGTATATCGTTGTTCGTAATGGTTGAAATAACTCTATTTAAATGGAGAGTATTTGCGCAAATGATAATTTTATTTGGAATACAAGTGAATGTTTCGAATTGATTTGCGTGTAATTCAACGCTAACAAGCGTCGTATGAGATTTATCGAAATTTACTATTTTAATACCGGCAAATAGTTCTTGTCCTGCCACGGTTGGTTGATTTCCAGAGTAAATAGTAATAGTTGCATCTGTTAACAGTTCTTTTAGAGCCGCAATCATATTTCGAACTGGTTGAATTTGAATTGTTTTTATTGTGAGAACATTGTTTTCGGGGTTCATTTATCTTGTATTATCTATTTTATAAAGATTTTATACCCTTTTTTGTCGTTTAATTTAGGAATTTCATTGCCGACGGTATAATAATAAATGAGTGGCGCATTGGCATCTGCAAGAAAACGACGTGCACCTGCACCTCCTCCTCCTACTCCTACTTCTATTCAATCAGCTCGTCCCGGACAAGGATTAGGACAACAAGGGCAACAAGGACAACAAGGATTAGGACAACAAGGGCAAGGTTCGCAATCAGGACTTACCTTGCCACAAGTTATTTCGGTTGTTGATAAACGCTTAACAACCTTGGAATCTTTTATGAAAGAAACAAAATTATCATCACCCGTATTATCATCGGCTCCTCAACAACAACCACAACCACAACCTCCCGATAATTTGAGAGAGATATTGGATGAATTTAATACTCGACATGAAATGCTTGCTTCTGAAATCGGTAATTTGAAAAATATAGTAATGTCTCTCCAATCGTATACGATGGATGTAAATAAAATGTTGATGGAAGAGAGAGTAAAAATACTTGGAGATGTTGGAGAGGGAGAAGGAGAAGGAGAGGAAAATACAAAAGAGGAAAATACAACATCGCCCATGTTATTTTCAATGAGTGAATAATACGAATATTTCATATAAAAACATCCAAATAAATATGTATAATATGATGTCCATATATATTTATTTATTATGCAACAATGAATCTGCTATATTACGTGCAACCGTTGAACACTATCGTCGGCGATTTCCAAACAGTATTATTACAATTCTTGATAATGAAAGCACCGATGCCTCTCCCTATATTGCCCGAGAGATGGGGTGTATCGTGATGCCTATTTATACACAACAAATTATGAATGAATTTGTTCAAACACAATTAAAAAATACGATTTGGAATCAATGTCCCGCAAATTCATGGATTATCATGGCGGATATGGATGAGTGGTTAAATATTTCAATGGAAGATATTGTCTATGAAGTTACACAAGGAACAACTATTTTGTCGGTAAAAGGGTTTAATATGGTCGGACAAAGTAAAAAAACAGATTTGTCCGACATTGATATTCATCTTATTTGTAGAGGATATGAATATGAAAGAGAAGATAAGAATATTTGTTTTTCATTTGACGCCATTCGAGAAATGAATTATTCGTATGGCGCACACTTGTGTGCGCCGGTTGCACATAACGGATATATGGTGCGATTCAGTCAAAAAATATATTCGTTAAAACACATGGCGTATTTAGGGAGAGAGTATTATATTGCTCGTTTAAAACACAGGCGCATACGAGCAGAAACATTTGCGCGCGAATATGGATTAAATTTACATTATTGTATTTCGGAAGATGAGGCTGGAAATGATTTTCAAAAAAGTGCAGACAACGCAACCTTTTTGCGAATTCATTAATTATTGTTGTAATTGCTGTTGTATAGTTGGATGTGGAATTACGAGAGGGTTCGATGATAAGGGTGGAATTGATTGACTCATGATTACATTATACGGTAATACATTATTTTGTGTCGTTCCTTGTTGCATCGTTCCTTGTTGCATCGTTCCTTGTTGCATCGTTCCTTGTGTCGTTCCTTGTTGCATTGCCGGATTTAAACATAAACTTTTTTGCGGAAATAATTGCCCTGATGTGCACGTATCATCGTTTCCTACTTCCATACAATTTCTCGTTCCATTATACTCTCCAACCAAACACCAATTTGATTTTCCCACCGAAATAGGTTGTTGAATTGATGTATTTGTGTCACTTGGTTTGGCTTCATTCATATGTAGTGCATTTGTATTTAACACATTATCAAAAGTTCCTTTAGACGATTCTTCTAATAAATTACCCACACCATGAATGGCGTTATTTGCCAAATCAAGCCCTGTTTTACCTACGTCGGTAACGGTTTGAGAGCTGGCATCGAGAGTCCATCCTAAACTATACAACAACAGTTGTAACGGTTTAATAATTAAAGGTCCAATCCATGTTAAAATCCAATTGTATATCTTTGCTAAAACTTCAAATAAATTAATGCCAAAGGACGAAAGAATCAAAAGAATCACCAGACAAAAAATAAGAATTGTTTGCCAAGACAAAGATAAGGAAGAAGAAGAAGGAGAAGAGAGAGCTAACGGTTGTTGTGAATAGTCCATATAGACAATGTTATATTACGTGCATATATAATACCGACATGGACCTATGTTTTTCTACCTTTATGTCTTGCATTTACGACAGTTCCCCCGCTGCTAACCGACAAGGAATGATTTTTATAACACACTAACGAATTGTCCGAGAACAATGATTGCATAGAAAATTTTGCTGGTATTACGGGAAGATTTGGACTAAAAAAAGAAGGACTTGTACTTACAGGATTTGTAAATTGTATATATGGATACGGTTGAGCGGAAGACATTATAATATGCGGATATTTATTTAGACAGGATATATGGAAGCATATAGACAAGACGCATGTAAAGAACATAAAATATTGCCCTACTATATTTAGTATAATGTCTGAAACCCCTGTTGTAGTTCACGTATCACATCCCAAACCTACTGAATTCATTCTGACACCGCAAGAAGAGCGGTTTGTCATGTTTCCGATAAAATATCCAGATGTGTGGGCATTTTATCAGAAACAGTTGGATTGTTTTTGGCGGGTAGAAGAGGTTGATTTGTCGAATGATTTAACAGATTGGGCGAAATTATCAGCAGATGAAAAATATTTTATTTCTCATATTCTCGCATTTTTTGCGGGAAGTGACGGTATTGTGATTGAGAATTTAGGTGTGAGATTTATGGGAGAAGTGCAAATTGCCGAAATGCGTGCATTTTACGGTCTTCAAATTTTTATGGAAAACATACACAGTCAAATGTATAGCCAATTGATTGAAACCTACATTCAAGATAAATCCGAAAAGGACAATTTATTTCACGCCATTAGCACATTTCCATGTATTAAAAAAAAGGCGGATTGGGCTCGTAAATGGATTGGAGATCATCGTTCCTCTTTTGCAACACGATTGGTTGCATTCGCCATTGTTGAGGGAATTTTTTTTAGTGCATCTTTTGCGTCTATTTATTGGATTAAAAAACGCGGGTTGTTGCCAGGGCTTACATTTTCAAATGAATTTATTTCAAGAGATGAGGCGCTTCATACGGAATTTGCCATTTTAGTATATTCAAAATTAACACGTAAAATAGCGAAAAAGAAGATATTGGAAATGATACAGGAGGCGGTAGATATTGAAAAAGAATTTATTACGGAGGCTCTCCCGTGCCGTTTAATTGGAATGAATGCAGATTCTATGTGTAAATATATCGAGTTTGTGGCGGATAGATTGTTGTTGCAATTGGGATACGACAAGGTGTATCATTCCATCAATCCGTTTGATTTTATGGAACTTATTTCGGTGGAAAGCAAAGTGAATTTTTTTGAGAGAACCAATTCCACCTATTCTCTCGCAAATAAAACGACTACCGATGACACATTTGATTTTTCGGAAGATGGAAGTGGATTTTAGCGTCTTTATAAATCTCCTATTATAATAAAATATATGCGTAAAATACATTTTATACACACAAAACAAACGAAGAAAAGACAAAGACAAACGAAGAAAAGACAACAACACAAAAAAAGACGAATCACAAATAGAAAAGGCGGTTCGTCAATATTGCCGTTGCCTTATCCGAATTTTTTAAGTGGAAATTCATATGAATATGTGTCCAAAGCAGTTGGTGGGAAAAAATCCAGTTCATTGTCAAATGAAACTGATTTTTCGTTTGGTTGGAGTGACCGCGAGCGAGAAGACCCTTATAAATTTACAGTTCCACGATTGAATCGAAATAGAAAAACAGAAAAAAGAAAAAGAGGTAGTTCAGAAGCAGAAGCAAAAACAGAAGTTCGAAAAAGAAGAAATAAATCAGTAATATCCACAACAGAAAAAGATATGTATCATTAAAGTTTAGCAATTTGCGTTAATATATTCTCTCTAATATAATATAATAATAATGACAAGACGACCACAACGCCAAGAGGATGGAAAATATCATATTGATGGACGAACATTTCCAAATTTATTTGGAAGTCGTAAAATGGTTTGGTCGGGAACGGCTTTTAAAACCGAAGGAGGGTTAATGAAGAAAGACCTTTATTATACGAAAAACAATCGTATTGTTAGTAAAAAGAAACATTTTACGGCAAAAAAGGAACGACGTTTAGAGAAAGCCGGCTTTTTTACACAAAGGGGAAAATTCGGGTATGTCCGAAAAACACAAAGTAGAAAAACAAAACGTGGAGGAGATTCGTCTGCGCCTTCTTCTCCGCCGGTTTCTTCCACATCTGCTCCGGTTTCTTCCGAAGTTGCGACGGCTCTTTCCACTGGCGGAAAACGCCGAAAGACCGAGAAACGTTAAATACAAAGACAAATTATAACCACGATGAAAGAATCGTTTCATCTGTGTATTCGTTGTCGCAAATATAGTCTTTGATAGTAAATATGAAAGTTGCCGGTGTTATCTTTTTTTTCACAAGAATATCCATATACATTTCCGGAATAGAACGTCCAATAAATTTGTTATATATTTTTTGTAATTGATAGGCATCCGCTTCCGTCATTTTTATTTTCACGTCAAATCTCCCGTCTCGATAAAACGCTGGGTCTAATTTATCCAAATGATTGGTTGTTGCTATGAAGATCAAGCCGTCGGGTGTAATAGTTCCTTGCAATAGATTCAGAAAATATGCGAGAGATAAATCGTTGGTCCCCATTTCCATTGTTTCGGTTGTGTTTGTGTCTACTTTGCTTGTGTCTACTTTGCTTGTGTCTACTTTGTTTATATTCACCTTATTTGCCTTATCAAGTTTTCCGCGAAACCCAATCTTTACAAAATCGTCTTCGGTCGTTTCGATTTTAGTAAATCGTTCATGTGCGAAATTTCCGATTGCGTCGATATCCTCAACTACACAAATTCCTCCATTGCAATTTTTCACAACATGATTTACCATGAATTGAAAATCCTCATTTGTTTTTACGTTCTGGAAGGACATGTAATAAATATTTTTCTTTAGATAGGATGCAATTGTTATAATTGCTGACGATTTACCAGTTCCGGGTTTTCCGTCCAATAATATACATAATTTATTCGGTAGTCCGAGAGAGTGGAGAAGTTCTTTTTTCGAATGAAATTTATCAATAACGGAGATAAGTCGTTTTTCATCCTGTTGTTTGAAATACATTGTGTCGAAATTCTTTTGTGTATCTTGAATATGTTCTACCGCCAAGGATGATTCAACTACGTTTTTTATAATGAATTTTTCGGGAATATCCGACCGAAACAATTCGTTCATCATAAATTGTTGTTGAAATTTATTGGATTTTTGGTCGTTTGTCGTGTTTTCTTTTTCTTTTTCATCGGTATTTGTTCCAATTAACAATTGTTTTTTTTCCTCATATGCCACATATTTTGGATTTGGCACCTGTTCTTCCTTAACTGTTTTCACCAGTTTTAATTGGTTAATTTCTATTTTGGTGGTTTCATTTGTCATAATAAGCGATTTAATATGATGTAAAAGCGCATCAACTGCACACTGATTGTTATTTGTTCCATTTACATCGTTATTATTTATACATTGAATTGTTAACTTTTTGGTAGTATTTAGTTTTTTATTTGTATCGCTTTTTGTGTCATCTTCGATAAAACATACAGTAGGTTCTTTAAAATATATACGCATAGGCGTACTCGATTTAACCGAAGTAAATTTCATTGCTTTATACTGATTTGTAGTATTAAACGCATATTTAATCCACGGTGAAGTATCAAATTCAGATTTAATTAATTTTGACCATAATGTATTATTTAATTCTGATATATATACGTATTCTTTAAACATACATGGTGCTGAATCACATATAAAATCATAGTATGAATTTTGTAAAATATACGGTGCATTATAAGATATATTGATGGATAATATTGTTGACCAATTTGGTAATGTTGACCAATTTGGTAATTTTATTTTAATACCCATAAATCTTTGGTTATCCAATAACCTAAGTATAATGCTTTTTATTATTTCCTTCGACTCTACCGAACTATTAAATGAATTTAGAATAACTACTAATTGTATATATACATCATTTATACTTAAATTTGGAAAGTTATATTTTAATATAAAACAAATACATCCGATCTGATATGGTGATAATGCTGCAGCATTCGTCCGTATATAGCGTGAATTAAATGAGCGATTTATTTTGAATGAATTTGCTACAGATTTTACATTGTCAATTGTAAGTGAATGAATATCTATTATTGGTAGTAAAGACCCACCCCCATCATTCTCGTGCATATCAATTGTAATAATGCCAAGTATAGCACAAACAAATGGGTCTTCGATAAGGGCTCTAAGGTCTTTTACCTTATTTGCATCAATCGAATTTACCCATGATGATTTTTCGGGTGCGCCTGCAATTGACGATTCAATACATTTTTGTTTTAATCCGATTTCAATATCCAATGAAATATTGTTTTCAATAATAAATGTCATATTTGTATTTGCGTGTTCAATACAAATATTTTCGTATTCTTTTGTAACAATCGATGTATTCATATTTACTATACGTGTTTTATGTTCTGTGGGTGTTGTAAATGAAACCGTATATTCAGAATCAGTAGATAGTAGCAATCGATAAAAACATTCCATAAATTCGGAAATAACTTCGATATGGTGTGTCGTTTTCATGTGGGTTCTTTCTTTTTCTACATCATCTTTGTCCTTTTCATTATATACCAATATTTGATTTTTATTTCGATAACGATTTAATATATTTGAATAGGTTGTCAAATACATAGAACTTAATCCACCGTAAATTCCAGTCATACATGGAACAAAATTTGTTTTTAATGACTGAAATCCGTCTTTAAAAACGGATGACACAACTCCCTTGATTTCCCAGAGAGAAAGAGTCATTAACAAAATTCCGATATTTGTCGCCGTTATTTCACTTTTATTGTTGAATTTTGTTAATTGACTAACCACTTGTGCACCAATAATCATATCAATATATGAATACGGATTTTGCTGGACCTGTGGTTGTTGCACAGGTTGTTGTTGCACCAATTGTTGTTGCACAGGTGGTTGTTGCACTTGTCCCTCTGATATATTGGAATTTGATTTTGACATTTTACTTTTGTTTGTTTGTTTGTTTGATTGTTTGATTTTTGTTATAAATAATTTATCAATTTTTTTACGTCTTTTTTAAACGCCGATTTTTACAAAACAGTTATATTTGTAATAAATCAATCTCAATAATTCCTGTATCCTCAATCTCAAATGTGATACGGTTATTTTAACTTTTATTTTTCGATAAGAGGTGTAAAAAATTGATGAATTATTTATAACAAAAATCAAACAAATAAACAAAATAAAATGTTTCGTCATATCATGAATTCAAGCATTGCGTATTATTTACGCTCATTAAAGGTAACTAAAATGGAAGAAAAAAATATAAAAAAGATATATGAACTTGCCGAAAAAAAAAGATTAATTGAAGCAGAAAAAAGATTAGACCAAAATTTAATTGTAAGTGGATGTTGCGGTGTTACGATTGGAGCACTGTCTGGTGCTGTTTTTAATGCGGAAACACAATACATGTTTTACAATAAAAAAAGCACTATAGAATATACTATATCAGCTATTTTTGGAGCGAGTGTAGGTATAATAATTGGTGGAGTCACGGGTATAATAATTGGTGCAATTATGCCTTGTCCACTTATTTTCACTTTCTTTATTGTACCCTGTTTTAACTCAGGAATCTTTAACCTTTAGTATGACTTCATTGAACAGTTTTTACAATAATCTTTTTTCTTTTTACGCAATTAGGTAAAACAAAATAGAAATAAAAATTGAATAGAAGAACAAATGGATATTTTACAAATAGGAAAATTGACTTATTAGAGAGATGTAAAGAATTAGGTATTACAAAGTGTAGTTCAAAAAATAAACCAGAATTAATAGAACTTATTAACTCCAAAAATACGGAAGAATGTATAATAAGCGAAGAACCATCAACTATAACCGAAACATTAAATGTAATTGACTTATTTTGTGGGTGCGGTGGTATGTCAAAAGGTTTAACCGATGCGGGATTAAATATAATTGCAGGAATAGACATTTGGGATAAAGCAGTTGAAAGTTATAATAAAAATTTTGAACACAAAGCATATTGTGAAGATTTAACAAATTTGTCTCCTGAAAAATTCAACGAATTATACAATAAAGAAAATAAAAACATAGATATTTTGGTTGGGGGACCGCCGTGTCAATCATTCAGTATTGCTGGAAAAAGAGATAAAAATGACCCAAGAAATGCTTTATTTAAATATTTGGATTATTTTAGTCCAAAAGCGTTTATTATGGAAAATGTAATTGGTATGCTTTCAAAAAAAACATCAAATGGTGAAAAGGTAATTGATATTATAATGGAACAATTGAATAGGAACTATAATTGTATAATTAATAAGTTATACGCCAGTGATTTTGAAGTTCCGCAAAATAGAAGACGTACTATAATTGTAGGAATTAGAAAAGATTTAAATATAATGCCAAAAGAACCTGAACCAATTATACAATCCGTAAAAGATAGAATACCGGTTAAAAATATATTAATACCAAGAAATGATATAGATAAAAAATATTATTTAAGCGAAAAAGCATTAGCAGGAATAGCAAATAAAAAGGGAGTAAATAAAGAAAAGGGGTTTGGTTTTGGAGCTCAAATGTTAGACTTTGAAAAACCTTCATATACTATTCCTGCAAGATATTGGAAGGATGGTTATGATGCTTTAGTTAGATATAACGAAACAGAAATTAGAAGATTAACCATCATGGAACTAAAACGAATACAAAGTTTTCCTGATAATTATATAATAGATGGGTCAAATAAAGAAATTATTATGCAGATAGGAAACGCAGTTGCGTGTAGATTTGCGTATCATCTTGGTAAGTATATAATTAATACTCTTCAAGAACCTCTAAATTGTGAATAATTACGACTATTTTCATCATAAATATTCCCTTATAACACTGATATTTTGTTGTATGATGTATATGTTCATTCATTTATCAAGATACTCTTTGACTCTTTGATTTATCAGTTTTAATGTTGTCTGAAATCCATATGCGTCTGTAAATATATGTTCATCGAATCTATGACGTATTAATTCTATATTACGACATAATATTTGTGTAATTCGCGTATTTTTATTTTTTGATAATCCTTGCCAAAAATATTTATCCTGTAACCGATATGATTTATATGGACCAAATACCATAATTCCATCTTCAGTGGAAACATCCAATAACATTATTTTATCTGTTTCCTCTAACATTAACGCATATAATACATCAACTGCTTCGTCTAACGAATTTCCCCATAATTCACTAATTGTTATTTGGTTGTAGCACAAACATACTGTTTTGTAAATATTGGGAAAATATAATATTTCTTTAAAAATATTAAATACGTGTATATTCTCTGAACTTGCAAGGTCAGAGAATAATATAAAGTTGCGAGAATATTGGTTCATGTTATAACTATTCATACCTTGTGTTTTCATGGGAATAGATAATTTGCTCATATAATTCCCAGATACAAATCCAGTTGTTTGTAATGCATCGTAGTCAATATTATCTCGAAAAAACTGAATTGCATCTGGATTTGTATTTTGTAGTATATATCGCCATTTTACAGAAGAAATTCTTTGTGTTTTTATATAATCAATTGCTTTTTGATTTGGGCATTTATATAGAAGTTCTGTTTTTTTCCATGAATCATATGATTCGTATTCACCTGCACTAACTCCCAATATATCAGCAATAACTTCATTATTCGTCATTTCGTTTGTTTTGTTCGTTCGTTTGTTTTGTTTTAATGATACCAATTCATTAAAAAAAAGATTTTCAATTTTACATGAAATAACGAAAAGATAGAAAATGTAAAGTCATGATTTTCGTCTATGGTTTTCGTCGTTATGCGTCTCCCATTTGTCGGTCGCTAAGCTCCCTCCTTTGGGAGACACGGTCTACGAAAGAATAAGACAATACTACGACTCTTTGATTTATTTTAAAAATAAATATCTGCATATAATTTCCAAAATAGTATTGTATGGGAGCGCCTTTGGCGCTCCCGTTAACAATATTTATCTTAGAGAGGTTAATGTAATTTTAGATTTTTACAATGAATGTGTAAATTAAAAATGGGAATACAATATCCTTCTATACATAAAAATGGTCTTAACTGTTGCCAGACAATTTGATAATTGTTATATTTTATAACACACGTTTCATTTATAAATCCCCTTGTATCTCCCTGTATATTTCTCGGATCAACCCCAAATAAATATTGACCAATTGCAGCCGCGTCAAATATACATCCAAATGTATCAAAATTTTTGCTAACAAATCGAATCTCGTCGGAAGCAGGGATAGTATTCAATAAAGGAAAAATAGGAAACGTTTCAATAAGTCCCGTTTTTTCACGTATTACCGAAAAATTCGCCATATCTGTTTGTGTGTGGTCATAATGTTGTAGAATATTGCCAAACACAACATGATTCGGAATATACACAATAGACGCAATATTTCGATTCCAACAATCAAATGGCATATATACATAGGTCGGATTGCATGCGGGTATTAATATGTCGGGGGAATAGTAGATTAATACATCGTTTTCCAAATGAAGAACCGATTCAATCTCGTATTTTTTCATAAACTCGTATATATAAAAGAAACGAAGCGACGTTAAATGCCAGAATCCGTTGCGAAATGTATCTTTTAAATAGACCGATGTTTTATTATACGTATGCGAAATAGATAAATCGTCGGATGCAACAAGAGTTATTTTATTTAAAAAAATATGAAATAACGGGAAAAATTCTTTGTTTGTAATAACAAATATGCGAGATATTGGATTCATAACGGATAAACTATGTTCTATATTATCGAGAATATAATCCTGAAAATTATTCAACATTACATAAACAATATTCATTTTATAGTAATACCTAATACTTTTTATGTTTGAAAATAACGACAATTACAACGCCCTTATTATTAGAGGTGAAAAAATACAGCAGTTGGCAGATATATATGTGGCAAATACAAAAGAAGATATTTTATATAACTGGAAATTATTACATTCCGAACAAGAGAGAGCCAAATGTTATCTTATTCGTGATATGTATTTATTGACGGATAAAATCGTCCGACCTTGTCGTATTTTTTGTTACGGGCACTGTTTGCGAGAGTTTTCCAAACAAATTCATCATATACAACAACCGTTTCTTTTATTGTCCCATAATTCCGATGAAAATATGAATGATGGGACGTCCTATGTATCTACGATTCGGGAATGTCCTTTTTTAGTCGGATGGTTTTCGCAAAACGTATCCGTAACATCGTATCATACCAAGGGTCCGTATCCATTACCAATTGGCATTGCAAATAGTATGTGGGACCATGGAAACGTATCTTTCGTTACCCCCCCTCATTTAAAAAAAAATTCCATTTATTTTCAGTTTAATGTAAAAACAAATGTTTCTGTGAGAGAGCCGTGTTTCAATATATTACACAATCATATTGAATGGCTTCCTTCTCTCCCTCCCCAAGAAAATATTGAGAGGTTAAAAACGTATAAAATGTGTATTTGTCCGGAAGGAAATGGCTACGATACACATCGAATATGGGAAGCATTGTTATGTAAAACCGTGCCCATTTGTCTGCGAACATTTTTTATTGAGAATATAACAACTTTTTATAATTTACCTATTCTCATGGTCGATTCGTGGGATGACATTATACATAAAAGAAAAGAAATAGAAGAAAAAGCGGACGAATTATTATTGCAACAATGGAATATTCCGACAATGGAATCTTTGTTGTTTTTATTTTTGTTTTTTATTTGATTCGTGTTTTGTTTGAATCGTGTTTTTTGATTCGTGTTTTATTTGTTGATTCATGAATTGTCATTGTCCTTATGAATTGCGGTTCGCACGATATGTATAATAATTGGCGGAAAATGGTGTTTCAATAATAATTTATAAATACAAACTAATATGGGCGTATCAATAGTTGAAATAAGTTGGGTTATATACGGAATAAGCTGGTTGGAATTTATATACGATATTATTTTTACGATAATATATTGTACGTTAATATCTTGTACGTTAATATCTTGTACGTTAATATCTTGTACGTTAATATCTTGTACGTCTACCGGTTCCGCCAAAATTTCATCTATATCTTCGTTCTCTTCCGCGATAAAAGAAAAGTTATGACATAACATCGTGAATGCCTCTTGAATTTCAACAAACGAATGTTCGGACGGTTCTTTTTTATTTGGTTGTTTATCGGGGTGATATAACAGTGCAAGTTTATGAAATTTTCGTTTTAATAAAGCAAATGTAATGGGTTCGAACTCATCCAATTCTAAAATTCTATATGCTTCTTCAAGAATCATCAATATAATAATTGATGGATTTATTTATATTGTGTTTTTATGTTTCATGTTCATTTGCGCCGGAAAAATAGACAATAAATGTAAAGAAAATATTCTCCAAATGAAAAATAGGTCTATAATTATTGTTGTATTGGCGTAAAAAAATATATATCTCTCGAAGTAGTTCTTGCATTTTTTCAGAAGATATGGAAAATTCGGGAACTAAATAGGTAAAAATATACCATATACACTCAACGGCATCCAAATTATATACCAAAATATCATATATTTTATCCCGAAAATCGGCAAATGAACTTACGGCTAAGGAGGATGCGGAAAAAGCCTCTCTAATACGTTTGATAATTTCTTTTAAAATGGTATCACAAATACTGTTGAATATATCTACCGGCATATCACTGGTCGAAGAAATGAGAGGAAATGCGCGAATTTCTTTCATATTTACTATAAATTGTGGATTCACTTCTTCCATTAATGACGAGGAGGAAGAAGCCCCATCATACATATTCGCCAATGTTATGTATTGTTCTTTGGATGGACGTGCAACATGAATGATAAAACTACACTGTAAAATATTTTGCGGAATAAATCCAATATGTTCAGACATTAAAATAAAAATAATACGAACAGACTTCATGTGATTTTGATGATGTTGAATATAACTGTAAAAAATATCCAATAACTCGTTATGAATTGCATGAAAATTACGACAAACAATAATACCGATTTTTTTGTCAGAACCTCCGCCCGGTTTCATGGAAACAATATCCACGACTTGGGTAAAAAATTCATGCCATAACAGTTTTGAATTACACCCCAATAACGACATATCAATTTCATAATGAATATCACTGATGTGATATTGATATATTTGTTTATCAATTTGAATTTCCATTTGTTTTTCGTATTTTAATTTGGACGGACTGTATTTTTGAATCAGACATAAAATTTGCGAGTATTTTCCAACACCGGTTGGACCATAAAAAATAAGATTGGGGAGAGTGAGCAAGGTGGAGTGAAATACAGATATTAATTCAGGATGAAGATTGTATTTTTCAACGGAGGCAATATATTCCGTATAATGCGTTTCATAAAACTTCATAGAATATATTTGTTGTTATTTGTTACATTTTATTATTTATTTAGTTATTTAGCGAGAGAAGTCAGTGATACATCATTGTATTTCTCAATCGTGTCACTTGAAAGTTTAAATCCGTATATTTCCTTGCATGTTGTATAAATTGGATTGTTTCTACAGTGTAATTTTCAATTGTTTTTTGGGAAAGTTCAAATCCATGTATTTCATTACATGTTGTATTAATTGGATTGTCTTCACATTCTAATTCTTGTAAATTGGGAGGAAGATTATTTAGAGAAGTTAATTGACAGTTTTCACAATACAATTCTTGTAGATTGCGAGGAAGATTGTCAAGAGAAGTAAGTTGATTGTTTGAACAAACTAATTTTTTTATATTCAGAGGAAGATTGTCAAGAGAAGTAAGTTGATTGTTTGAACAATTTAATAGGTGTAAAGTGGATGGAAGATTACCGATAGAAGTCAGTTTATTATTATCACAATATAATCTTCGTAGAGTGAAAGGAAGATTGAAAGAAGTTAATTGATTCTCATAACAATATAATTCTTCTAGATTGGGTGGAAGATTGTCAAGAGAAGTCAGTACAATCTAATGTTTTTAATTTTGTGTATAGAGATAAATCCGGTAAAACAGTTAAGTTTTGTTTCGATAAATTTAATGATGTTACGGTATAATCTGTCATTTTATTCGTTTGTTTGTTTGTTTGCATAGGACAACATTCTTTTTCCATGCGTTTGATTTCATTGTATTGTTCAATTGTTTTTTTAGAAAGTTCAAATCCATACATTTTCTCGCAAATTGTATAAATTGGATTCTTTTTACAATGTAATTCTTGTAAAGTAAGAGGTAAAATATCAAGAGAAGTGCCAAAGGCGGACTCTAATCGGTCGTTACGAAAGCCGAGCCTTGTGAGTTGATTAGAGTGACACCATAATTCTTGTAAATTGGGAGGAAGATTTTTGAGAGAAGTGAGTTGATTAGAGTGACAATATAATGTTTGTAAAGTGGGAGGAAAATTTTCGAGAGATGTAAGTTGATTATGCGAACAATCTAAATTTTGTAAAGTAAGAGGTAAAATATCAAGAGAAGTGCCAAAGGCGGACTCAGCTCCGCCGAGCCTTGTTAGTTGATTACGTTGACACCATAATTCTTGTAAAGTGGGAGGAAAATTTTCGAGAGATGTAAGTTGATTAGAGTGACAAAATAATGTTTGTAAAGTGGGAGGAAAATTTTTGAGAGATGTAAGTTGATTATGCGAACAATCTAAATTTTGTAACTGGGAAGGAAGATTGTTAAGAGAAGTGAGTTGATTATTAAAACAATCTAATTCTTGTAAAGTGGGAGGAAGGTTGTCAAGAGAAGTCAAATAATTATTTGAACAATGTAATATTTGTAGATTTGGGTATAAAAATAAATCCGGTAAAACCGTCAATTTTCGATTCGATAAATCCAATTCTGTTACGGTATAGTCTGTCATTGTAGTTTGTTTGTTATTTCTGAAAAAAGATTTTCAATTTTTCGGTCCTTTGTTTTATTATCATAATATGCAAAAATAGATATAAGTATTTATTAATTTATTATTTGCACAATATAATATTTGTAAATTGGAAGGAAGATTGTCCAGAGAAATAAGTTGATTGTTGTAACAATGTAATATGTGAGTCAATTTTCGATTCGATAAATCCAATTCTGTTACGGTATAATCTGGCATTTTATTATTTTATTTTAACACGGGACAACATTCTTTTTCCAAATTTTCGATGCGTTTGATTTCATTGTATTGGTCAATTGTTTCTATAGAAGGACTAAATCCATATAGTTTCTTACTTATTGTAAAAATTGGATTATTATAACAATTAAATTCTTGTAAAGTGTGAGGAAGATTTTCAAGAGAAATCAGTTTATTATCGTGACAATGTAATCTTTGTAAAGTGGGAGGAAGATTTTCAAGAGAAATCAGTTGATTGTTGTAACAATATAATTCTTGTAAAGTGGGAGGAAGATTTTCAAGAGAAATCAGTTTATTATATGAACAATGTAATATTTGTAGATTGCGAGGAAGATTGTCAAGAGAAGTAAGTAGATTATTATAACAATCTAATTTTTGTAAAGTGGGAGGAAGATTTTCAAGAGAAATCAGTTTATTCTTTTCACACTGTAATGTTTGTAAATTGGGAGGAAGATTGTTAAGAGAAGTGAGTTGATTATTATAACAACATAATATTTGTAGATTGGGAGGAAGATTGTCCAGAGAAATAAGTTGATTGTTGTAACAATGTAATATTTGTAGATTGGGAGGAAGATTGTCAAGAGAAGTAAGTAGATTATTATAACAATCTAATTTTTGTAAAGTGGGAGGAAGATTTTCAAGAGAAATCAGTTGATTGTTGTAACAATATAATTCTTGTAAAGTGGGAGGAAGATTTTCAAGAGAAATCAGTTTATTATATGAACAATGTAATATTTGTAG